AGCATTAGGGCACATGAAAATGGCTACTCTTTCAGAGGAAGCCATTGCTTTTTTAGAAGTAAAAAACTACCAAGCTGCTTTGCCAAATGGATTACACTATATAATTCAAGTGGCAAAGAATAATGCTTGGACACCTACTGAAAAAGTTACCTGTACTCCTCAAGCTATTATTACAGAATTAGTTCCGGAAACAGCTCACACAAATTGTGGATGCTCTACTTGTTGTAGTACACCTGCAAATGATATGGTATTACTTGATTGTCAAGGAGATTTAATAGGTACTCCTGAAGTAGCTTACTACAGACCTTACTTTGATCTTCAATATGAATATCTTGGTTGGGTTCACTCTAAATCTTTTAGAACTAAATTTACTCCGGTAAGGTTAGCTAATCACACTTTTTTTAATACCTTAGTGTGTCAAAATAAAGACAGTGAAAATCTATACAGCAGTAACAGAAATTCTACTGATGAGTATAGCATAGTTGAAGACCAACTTAGATTTAGTTTTAAAGAAGGACTTGTAGCTGTGGCATATCTTAGAACTAAGATAGATTTAGCAACAGGTTACCCTATGGTCCCTGATGATGAATCAGCTAAGGCAGCTATTACTTACTACTTAGGTTGGAAAGTAAAAGAAAGAGAAGCTTGGAATCACAGAGAAGGTGCTATGCAAATTGCTCAAGTTGCTGAAGCAAGATGGTTGAAGTACATCAAACAGTTTAGAAACAAAGCTAAGATGCCTTGGGGAACTGATGATTATGAAGACCTTATGGAACAATCAAATTACTTATTACCAAGAAACAAAAGATATTATGGGTTCTTTGGTAAATTAGGAAAAGCAGAAGATAGGATATTTAATGATCCTAACTTTACAAACAAATACAGATACACATCAGGTAACTCATCTTACATGAGATAATTATGGCTAAAAATAACAACTCAGAAGAAAAACAACAAGGAAACCCTCTAGGAAATATTATTATTACTGGAGGGTTAAATACAGATGCATCCTTAGTAAGTCAACCTCCAGGCACCACCAGATTTGTGATGACAGGAGTAGATGAAACTAAAGAAGGAGATTTAGGTACTATAACTTCTGAAGAGTCTAATGGAGAATGTTATGACTTAGCATCTGCAGGACTTGACCTAGGATATGTTCCTATGGGTAAAGTTTATATTGGAAATGAAGATCAACTTATTTTCTTAGCAAATCCTAATGGAAATTCTGCTATTGTCATACTAGACAAAGAATGTAATCTAGAAGTAAAAGCAACAGATGAAAATCAATTTGAAAAATTTGGTTTTAAAATCACTCAGCAAATTGATGCAACCTTTAGATTAAGAAGAGGTTGTGAAAGAACTGCATATTGGCTTGACCCTAAACCTAGAATGTTTATTCTTGATAAAGAAGAAGAGTTTAAAAATGATGATCCTCTTGCTCCTACAAATAGTTCTACTGAACCTAATTTTGGGGATTGGGATATTTCTAAATTCAATTTATTCAAAACATATAAAAAGATTCCTGAAGTTACTAATATTGAAGTTCTTGATGGGAGTGGAATACTTCCTCCTGGAAGTTATAATTTTTCTATAAGATACTTAGATGCTGACTTTAACCCTACAGAGTTTATATTTAGCACTGAGACTGTTATGATTTATAACACTCCTTTGACAGCTAACTATAGAAATCTTGAAGGAGCAACAAAAGAAGTACAAAACTATTACAACTTTCCAGATAGTAACAAAGCTATCAGAATTAGTATAGACCCGGCTACTCTTGATATTACTTACCCTTTCTACCAAATAGCTATCACAGAAGCTAATGCAGGAGGAGGGTTAGTAAGTGATACTAAATTTACTCAAGAAATATCTACAAGACAATCTTTCTTTGTTTATACAGGAGCAAACTATGAATCTTCAGGAAGTCAAGCTGAAGTAACTATGTTCAATAATATTATTGAAAAAGCTCAAAGTATAGAACAAATTGAGAACAGACTTATATTAGGAGACATTGAAGGAAAGCAAATTAACTACTGTAACCTTCAAAAGTATGCTAGTAGAATTACTGCAGATGTAGTTACTAAAGATATATTTGTGTCTGTAAATGACTTAGGTAATTCTAAAGATCCTTCAGCACATTTTCATGGTATAGGTTACATGCCAGGAGAGATATACTCTTTTGGTATTGTATTTATATTTGAAGACAATTCTCTTTCTCCTACATTCCATATACCAGGTAAAAGTCCTATGTCAGGAGTACAGGATATGTACAGTACTGGCACCAATGTTTATCCTATGACTAACATTGATAACAGTTGTCAAAGCACTAAGTATATTGACAATAATACTTGTGGAGAAGATACTTTTTGGGGAAAAGATTATAATGGAGACCCTTTAACTAATAAAGTTGTTAGACATCATAGATTCCCTTTAAGAACAGATTACAACATTCCTTTTGTAGAAAAAGTTGATGAAACTGAAATAAACTCTTTTGTAAAAGCAATAACTATTACAGCTCAAAAAATAGGAGCTGACATTCCTTTATTGTGTCCTGCTGATGACCCAGGTTGTCCTGGAGAACAAAATGCAGATTTTGGAGACCCTGTAAATTTTGGACCTTTTGAAATAAAACTAGAGTACACAGAAGATGCTGCTACTAATTTCTATTCTGAAGTTATTGACCCTTTCTTATATCAAGGAGATGCAGGAGACCCTACAACTAGTACTGATGTAGAGTTTAATTTTAATACAGGAAATATCTATGCTACAGTAGTTACAATTCCTATTTTAACTGGGTTAAATGAAGTTTTTGAATCTTCTACAAATATTGTAATTCTTGTTTTAGGAACTAATGCTATAACAGGTCTCCCTCAATACACAGGGACTTCAGGAATAACTGGGTTGACTTATACTATTGATGTAGGACAAAGTGCTGCAGGTGCTGGTGTAGATTTATACAAAGCTCCTGTTTTTGGTATTAGATTCTCTAATATTAATATACCTAATGAAGTAGATACTGCTGGGCAAAAGATAATAGGATATTATATAGTTAGGAATGAGAGAAAAGAATCAGACAAAACTGTATTAGACAGTGCTGTATTACTACCTACTACTAAAGAAAAAAACTTTGCAGCTCAAGGTTTAATTTTTCCTCAGTATGATTCTACAGCTACAGAAGATGCAAGAGTTAAAAAAGATGTACTAGGATTTATTTCTCCGGAACATAAATTTAACAATACTCAATATGCAATCTTTAGTAAAATAGTTCAACAAGGAGACTTTAAAAAGATTGATGTTATTAAGAGTAGAGTTAAAATTAATGATACTGCAGATGGTTCTGGTTATGTTTCAGGTAAACATAAAAGTGGAGAATCTGATCCTGATGGATTTACAACTCACATTAAAACTAGAGATAATATCACAGAGTTTAGACCAAAAAATACTTTCACTTATACTACTGTAGATATTAAAGAGGTATTCTATTTAAGTGCTTTAGAAGACAGACTTATTGAAGATAGTTCTGATAATCCTTATGATGTATTTAACTTAGCTTGTGATAATAAAATTGGTCTTTTTAGTTTAGAGCAACAATACACTGAATTTAATTGTCTTTCTGCTTTACCTTATGTGTATTTGTTTAGAGACAGTTTAGAACCTTACTCTAATTTTAGATTAGAACCTTATTATAAAGAAAGTAGAAATCCTGAAAAGTTTGATCTTATTACAGGGATAAGTACTTGTGATATATTTAATGGGGATGTTTACATCAACTCTATGAGATATGTAAATAGTATTTATTATGACACAAGAATCAAAAAAAGAAAAGGTAAAACTAATGCTTTTGGTTTTATACTTGGTGCCATACTTGTACTTGTAGCAGTAGCTTTAGTAATATTTAGTTTTGGAGCTGCTACTCCATTAGCTGCAGGACTCCTTGTAGCAGGAGCAGGATTAGCTGCAGGAGTAGCTACTACTTTAATTCTATCAGGTATTAAACAAGATGCTTGGAATAAAGCATATAACATTCTTTACAAGCAAGGTCTTAGAACAACTATTACTGATGAATACTTGTTGAATGATATTGACCCTAATAACAATGTACCTGTACTAAATCCTTTTACAGGTAACCTTTGGTTTAACAAAGGAGATAGAGGTAATAAAAAAAATCCTTCTGATGATGAACAACAATGGTTAGGAGAATGTGTTAATCTTTGGTTTGAGTCTGCTATTAATATGGGATTAAGAAATAGTTTTAATGATGCCACTCCTGCTTATTTAAAAGCACCAGGACTTATTGAACAAGGCACTACTTACCCAGAATGGAACAGAGAATACTTTGGTATTATGTCAGTAGGTTCAGGAGGTAAAGATATTGATGGAGGAGCTAGAGAAGAGGATGTGGCTCCTACTACTGCTTTAGATTTCCACATGACAGAGAAACTTACTTACTTAGATGCAGCTAGAAAAAGTGGAAGAAAAGGATATGGTATTGCTTTAGCTGAGGCCTACCTTTTAAACCCGGATTACAAAAGAAGAAACCAACAAAAGATATTCAATCATCTTGGATTAGAGTATGACTGTTGTACAGACTGTGTTGAAACTTTTCCTCATAGATGGCACTGGTCAGAGCAAGCTTTTCAAGAAGAACTTACTGATAACTTTAGAATGTTTTTACCTAACAACTACAAAGATCTTGAAGCTGAGACAGGTAGAATAACTGATATTTATAGAGTTCAGAATAATCTTTATATCCATACTGAAGAAGGTCTTTGGCATTGTCCTCAAACTTTTCAAGAAAGAATTACTAGTGATATAGTTTCTTTTATTGGAACAGGAGAATACTTCTCTGTACCTCCTAGAAAGATGGTAGATGATAATAACTCTTCTGCAGGAAATAGACATAAGTGGGCAAGAACTAAAACCAAATATGGAGTTCTTTTCCCTTCTTGGAAAGAGAAAAAATGGTACTTGTTTAATGGAGAGAGTTTACAAGCTATTAGTGATAATGGTAATTCTAACTATTTTAAAAACAATATGAATTTCTTGTTAGAACAACAGTATTATTCTGCTAATCAAGAGGCATATCCATATTCCAATAACCCTTCTAATCCATTAGGAGTAGGGTTCTCATCTACCTATGATACTAATAAAGAGAGATTGATTATAACTAAAAAAGATAACCAAATCTATAATCTTCCTAGTCAGCCTTATCAGTTATGTTCAGAGGGGCCACAGACTATTATCTTTAATAACATGGCTCAAATCATAGCTGATAGAGAAGCAAATGGTTGGAGTTATGTAGGTATTGAAGATTGTCAAATGAAGTTTATAAAAGTAGTAGAAGAGACTTCTACTATTACTGTGAATCAATTTACAGAGATTCCTAATGACATAGACATTTATGTTTTCTATGATACATCAGGTTCTTTTGGCTACACTAAAGGAGGAACAGGAACTGCTACTGAAGAAGAAGTTCTTACTTGGGGAGATTACTTCCCTTTAATAGATGCTAGTTTAATGGATTGGATAACTAATGATTTACAACCTTCAGGATGGGTAGGTCAAGTTTATAGATACTATAACAATGATGAAAGATGGTTACAGTTTCCTGATAAAATACCTTTGGCTAATAGAGGTAAAGTAATACTTATTTCATTAACTAATGAAAGTAATACAGTATATCATGGTGATGATATTAATTTTACAGGACAACCTAGTGCAGCATATCAAAATGACTACATTGATTTTACTGAACCAGGAGGAGTTTACTCTACTTACAATCAGTTTATAGGGATAAACTATCCTATCTGTACTAATTGGGGAGATGGGTCTGAACCTAAAACTTTTGTACTACATGCTTTAGCTGCTGTAAAAGGAACTAACTATTCTTTAGCAGATGTAAATGATTTACCTGTTAATCTATTCTTTTCTACTGCACAGTGGACTAGTTTAAAGTCTCAATTACAAACAAATCCTTATTCTACTTTACTAGACCCTAATGGAGATCCAGGATTAGAACAATGGGGATGGTTTGTGAAAGCTGACAGAAGTGTATTAGGCAATCCTACTAATGGAGATTGTCCAGCAACTAATGTCCCTGGTTCAGAACAGATTATTTCTCCTTGTCAGTTTGCTTTAGACATGAATGAAATTCTTGCTTCTTTGATAGTAACAGAAGAAGTAGAAAGTACAGTAGTCAATCCGGTAACTTATGTTGAGTATGAGCAAGGACAAGTTTTTGTTCCTCAATATATAAGAGCAGGGTGGACAATGAGTTATGGACTAAAAAGACAAGAGTGGAGAAGTTGGCATCCTTATATTCCTTCTTTCTACTTTCATGTTCAAGAGAAGTTCTACTCATGGCCACAAGGGTCTAGATACTTATGGAAACATAATAGACAAGGACACTATAGAACTTTCTATGGAGTTACCTATCCATTTATTGTTGAGTATGTAGATAACCCTTCTCCTATAACAACTAAAGTGTGGGATTACTTAATGTTTCAAACTGAAGCAAAACAATTTGATCCTACTACTCAAGATTATATGGACATTAAAGAAGTGACTTTTAACAAGGTTCTTTTTTATAACTCAGAACAAATCAGTGGAGTTTTAAATATCAATCCTAAACAGGATTTATCTCAGACTTATTTATTGCAACAAACTCAGAACTTTAATAACTTTGGTAGTATTACTGCAGATAGAAATGAAAGAGATTGGACCTTAAATCACATGAGAGATGTTAGGATGAATACTTCTGTTCCTATGTTTATAAAAGATGTAGCACAGTTACAATCTAACTATTACATAGACAAAATAGTAAACCCGGCAGCAATTAGTTCTTTTAAGAGTTGGGATGAATTAGAAAGTTTCAGAGATAAGTTCTTGGTGGTCAGATTAATTTTTGATACTTTTGATACCAGTAAAAGATTAACTTTCCATTATTCTTACTTACAGAAAGAAATGTCAGAAAGATAAGCTTAACCTTTAATAATTTAAAGCAAGATGTTACAACCTAAGAAATCTAATAAGAGACCTTCACCAAACAAGAAGTATAATACTTCTAAGCCAAAGACTCAAGATAGTCTGGCAGAAGATGTCTTTGAAATTTTTGATCCCACAGGCATATCTTCTTATGATGATGTGTACAGGAGTTATAAAAAGAATGGATTGTTTTCTTTAGAAACAGGGTTAGAAGTTTTAGGTGCTTTGCCTGTTATAGGAAAAGCAGGTAAAGGTCTTAAGGCAATAAGAACAGCAAACAAATATATTAAAGGTTTAAACAAAGTAAATAAAGTTGTAGCAAAAGCTGAGAAAGTAGTCCCTGCTGTATTAAAACAAGGTAAGAATGTAGGTAGAACAATTCAAAGAGCTAGTAGAGGAGGGAGAGCTAATCCTGTAGGGGTAGCAAGTATGGGAGTGGGAATGGGAGCAGAAGCTTTTCAAAAACTTAATAAAGTAATTGAAAAAGGGACTGGTAAAGTTCTTGACAAAGTTATAGCAAAAGCTCCAGGAAAGAAAGTTGCTATTACCACAGCAGCAGCCACTCTAAATACAACAAACACTTTAAGTGATGTAGCAGGAGCTGTGCAAGGTCAACTACCAAAAAAACAAGAATCTACTAAGACAGGTAAACCTAAAATAGTTTACTATAACACTGATTCTAAAAGAGGAAAGGTAGAAAAACCTGGGGATGAAGAAGGAGTACAATATGTACCTGTATCTAATTCAGTTCAATTAGAAAAATGGAAAGCTCAAAACAATGTACCTGTTGCTTCAGATTTAAAAACTAAAGTAACTAGAGAAGTTTTAGGAACTCTAATGCCAGACCAGGCTGCTCAATTTCTTACTGCTATTGCAACTAAAGATAATAAGTTAGGTCTTGAAGACTTAACTCCAGATATTCAAGAAGCTCTAATTAAGAGTGTAAAGAATGCTCAGAAAAGAACAGGTAAAGATTCAGGAGGAACACAATACATTGATTACAGTCCTGAAGTTGAACAAGCTTTTCAAGGAATGTCAGCAGGTAAGAAACAAATGGTTTCTACTGACCCTGATGTACAAGCAGCTACTATGTTAGGTAGAGTTTCTTACAAGAAGAATGCATTAGGAGAAACAGAGATATATGACTCTTATGATTTTTCTAAAACAGATCCTAAAAAAGCAGATACTTTTTATAAAAAAGTCAGAGCTTATGCAGGAGCAGCATTACCTGATGATGGTAAGAAACCTAATTTAATTGGAAAAATACCTGCAGAAGAAGAACTTGCTTATGGCACTAACTTACAAGGAATTATGAAAAATAAAATGAACCCTAGAAAAAAATATGCTAATGGCTCTGATGCTAAAGGCATGGACCCTAACCATTATATCATTAGCCCTGCTGAGGCTTTGAATGATTATAATATTATGTTAGCTAAAGTTGAAGCTGAAGCCAACAGTAATCCTTGGTTACCTATTGTTGCTATGGCAGGACAAGCTATGCAAACAGGTATTGGTATTGCTGGTAAAGCTTCTGTAGCAAAAGCTGCTACTGGGGTTAATGATCCTAATAGTCCTAATTATGTACCTAAAGCAGCTATGGGTAATAATAATCTTCAGCAAGATGTAGAAGTTGAAGGAGGAGAAATGTATGAAACCCCTCAAGGACAAGTTGGAGAATTTCAAGGTCCTAGCCATGAACAAGGAGGTATTCCTTTAGAAGTAGGACAAGATGTAGAAGAAGGAACTAAAGTTTACTCTGATAGACTTAAGGTAGGTAAAAAGACTCTTGCTGAGAGAAAAGCTACAAGAGAAAAACAAGTTGCTAACCTTGAGAAAATTGCTTCTAATAATTTAGCTGATCAAGCTGTAAAAAATGCAGCTAAGAGAAAGATGATGGCTATTGAAAGAGAAGAAGCTGCTGACTTAGACTTTCAAGATAAAGTAAACAATATGCAAGCTATGGCTGATACTATGGTAGAAGCTTTTGCTTGTGGTACAGGAATGGGAGGTATTCAGAAAATGGATGCTGGTGGAGTTGTAGGTAATCCTCCTGATTGGAGATTCTACAACTATGATGCTAATGGAAATTATACAGGACCTGCACTTCCTCAACCAGAAATAATTAATCCTACTGATAGACTTTCTAATGCTAACAAAGCTTTAGAAGATTACCTTAGTAGTGATGCCCATAAAAAAGCAGGGTCTGCTTTAGATAGTATTATTACTAAAACAGATGCTGATACTAAAGCTATGACTGAGACAGGGACTCTACCAAGTATGGTACCAGCCTCAACTCCAAGTCCTATAGTGAACACAGGTAAGACTGGTGCTCCAGGGTTTGTAGAAGGTTTTGGTATGGATGTAGACCAAACAGAACAAGGCATGCAAAGTCCACAAGCAGGGTCTAATTTTGAATTTAATCCTATAGATATTCCTGCTTTAAACTTAAAAACACCTAATATTTTAGATAGTACTTTAGCAGCTTTTAAACCTAAAGATTCTTTTGCTATGACAGCAGGAGAAGATTGGGCAAAAGCTAACCCTCTTCCTGAAGGAGTACAAGCTCCTATACCTGATAGTATAGGTTTTACACCTGCAAGTGGAGTGGCTGCAACTGATGGCACTGAAAATAAAACTGAACCAAGTAAGTTTATGAAAGCTCTAGAAGGTAACATGCCTGCTGTAGGAGATATGACTAAACTGATTGGTAACTATTTAGGTATGACTTCAGGTATTAAAACTGCTGCAGAGCAAAGAAGTACTGATGTAACACACACTAATGTCTATGCTAATGCCGGAAAAGAATCTCAAAAACTTCTTGACAATGCTAAACAAGGTATTCAAGTAAGTAAAGCTCAAGCTGTAGTAAAAGCTACTGATGTAGCAAGAGGAGGTAAAAGAGGTGCTAGAGGTTCTGCTAGAGGAGTAAATCAAATGAGAGCTATGGATTGGCTTTATGATACTGCTCTTCAAGGACAGATAGCAGAAATTAGTGCTAAGGCTGCAGAACAAATGTCAGGCATTGATGTACAGAAATCAGGTGTAGCTATGAGTGCAGACCAACTTAAAGGTCAAGGAGAATATCAAGCTAACATGGCTAATGAAGCTGCTAAAGATGCTTACTATACTGCTCTAGGTATGGGCAGAAAAGACTTTGCTACAGGGTTACAACAAACAGGTAAAGACCTAAATGATATGAAAGAAAATAAAATCATTGAAGGTTTAATGAAACAATATGGCACTTATTTTACTGGAGATAAATCTGGGGTTAAAGCTAAGACTTTTAAAGAGATTACAGGTGAAGAGCAGGTAGTGACAGATGCAGAAGGTAATCAATACAAAGTAGGTAAAGATGGTAAATTAACTAAAATAACTAAAACTAAATAATTATGGGACAGTTTTATAAAGGAACAGAAGCCACATTTATAGATGATGCAATGTTTCAACTCCCTTATGAATTAATGGGAAAAGTTATTGACAAGAAAGACAAAGAAGTTCAAGACACCATTGATACTACTGTGGCTTTAAATTCTATGTTACAAGCAAAAGGATTAAAAGTAGATGACCCTAGACTTCAAGAAATCATGGGTGGCTACACAAATCAGATAGATGATCTTACTAAGAGTATCTATGGAGATGTGGGTAATGCCATGACCTACATGCCTAAAGTCAATAATCTTAAAAGACAAATTACTACTGATTGGAAAACAGGAGAAGTTTCTAAGATTGAAGGTAACCTTGCTTTGTACAATGCTTGGGAAGAAGAACAAAAGAAAAAATTAGAAAAAGCTGGGGAGAACTTAAGTCAAGACCAATGGGATTTACTTAAAGCTAAAAAATTAAAAGACTTCACCGGCACAGGATATAAAAACCCTTTGACTTATAATACTTTTGAAGGAGAAGGTTTATTAGAAGCAACTCCTGAAATGAAATTCATTGATGACATCTTTGAAAAGAAAGTAGGTAAAGTAAAAAGTGTTTCTTGGGATAATGAAAGAGGTAATTGGAGAATTGAAGGAGAAAGAGGAACAGAAGGTTTTACAGACAAAGAATTGCAAGATGCTTATAAAGCAGGAGTGATGGCAGATCCTAATAGATTAAAAGCATTAATGCAAAGAAATGAACTAGGAGTACCTGGTTATGCTGCACCTTTATTTGATAGTAAAGGTCAAATTCTTATTGACTCTAATCAACCTAATATTTTCTATAATGGTTTGAATTTAGCTAAACAGAAATATGGTATAGTAGACACTAAAAAATCAGATGGTACTAGTTTAAGTTATACAGGGCAGAAAGAACTAGACTATGGTATTAAGCAAAGAGATGAAGAACCTGTAGTAGGATTTAATTTCCAAGATACTGAGAAGCATGATTTGACTTATGACTTTAAAACTTATGCTCAAACTAAAGCTGATATTATATCTCAAAAAAATAACATCTTTACAACTGTTGCTAATAAATTAAATCTTAAAGGAGATGCAAGACAAAAACTTGCAGATCAAATGGCTAGAGGAGATTACTCTGCTTTAAAAGGTATTTATGATTCAGAAACTTATATTGAACAATTTAAAGATCTAAGAGCTAAACAAACTCTTCAAACTGCTGTTGAATCTGATTTTGCAACTTGGAAAGCTAAACAACCTAAAGATGCTAAAGGAAATGTTATTATTACAACTGTAGATAAAAATGGTAAAGTAACTAAACAAGCAGTAAACCCTAAGAATGCTCAAGGTCAAGAGATTATGTTTAATAAATACTCAGCTCAGCCAGGTTTTGTCAAAGAAAGAATTGATGCTTTTAGTGCAGATAATACTGAAGCAGGAATTGATGCTAAAACTACTAAAGCTATTGGAAAAACTCTTAACTCTTTAAAAGGTACTTTATCTATTAGTTTACATACTGCTAAAGATCAGGCCACTGTATTTAAAAACCAAGATGGAGAAAATGTTAGAATAGTTACAGGAGTGGCTAATAAAGCTGGAGCTATAGTTCCTAAAGACACAGCAGGGTTAAAAGTAAGTACTCATAATAAAGTAAATGGTTATACTGTTTATGAAGATGCAGCAGGCAACTTTGTAATTCCTGCACTAAGTCCTGAAGGAAAAATTCAAGCTCAAAACTTGGTTAACTTAGGATTAGGACAAGGGTTAGAATATACTTCAGGTAGTGAAAGTGAAGATGAAGAAGATGGTAGTGGAGAACCAGCAAGTACTACCATTACTGGTATGACAATAAATGGTAAAAAAGAAAACCTAACTTTCCACTCTGGAGAAGCTAGACTTGTAGATAAGAATGTAGGTGGTAAACCTGTATTTGCTATCCCTGTTAAAGGAGGTAGTTTTAGTGTTGTAGCTACTGTAGATGCTAATACTATTCAAGAACCTCATGTTCAAAATTGGATAAACAGTCCTTCTAGAATTGCTAATGCTAAATATGCAGATTGGAAAAAATCTGTTCCTCCTACTTTACCAACAGCTACTAATAAAAAAGAAGGTTACACTATTGGAAAAAGTCCAAAATTAGGTTGGTATGTAGTAACTAAATCAGGAGATACAATTAGTGCTGCAGATGCAAGAAAAACAGAAGCTGCTTTAGAAAAACTCTACTATGATGCAGTGAGGTATTAGTTTTTTTCTTAAGTTTGTATATTAATTCTAATTTCATTTATAATGGGACTGAATCCTAAAAACCCAACTAGAACAGTTAAGAAAAATACTATTGACCCTTTTAGTGAAGCTGCTATACAAGCTGCTGCAGATAGAACAGCTATTGGACAATCTACAAAAGGTACTTCTTTAGAGTTTGAAGGAGATATTGCTACTCAAAGTATAGAGACTGATCAGTTACAAAAGGTAGGTGGAGAAGGTGCCCAATCTATAGAAGCTAGTTACCTATCTTCTGCAAATGCTATTACTTCAAATAGACAAAGTAATCAAACTGCAATAGCTAATTTTGAAGCTAAGCAAGCTGCTATTAAAGCTGCTAAGCTAGAAGCTATTGAAAAGAATGAGATTACTAAAGGAATGAAAGAAGTTATTCAAACTAAAAAAGGTTTGAATGAACAACAAGCTAATGAAGAAGTTTTAAAGTTTGCTAATGCTCAAGAAGAATTAGATAAACTTGAAAGTAAAACTTTGTGGGAAAGAACAAAAACTTTCTTAGGAAGTTTTGCTCCTATGGCTCCAGGTATAGGACCTAACCCAGGTCTAATTAAAATGGCTACTGAAAATCTTTTCACTAATGGTATGACAGCCAAAGAGGAAAAGAAATACAATGAACTTCAAACATATAAAAGAAAAGAAATAGAGCCTGTCTTGGCTCCAGTTTCTGATAGAATAAATAAGCAAAGGGAAGCAGCTTTACTTAAAGCTAATGAACTTAGAGCAAAGAAATTAGAAGAAGATGCTCAACCTATGTTAGGTCCTGATGGTAGAGTAGGTCCTAAAGCAGGAGTAAAAGGAGCTTTAGGTTATATTGAAAATACTACAGAGAGCAACTACATGCCTTATGCAGAAGAAAACTATTGGAGAGTTGTAGCCAGTAAGTATGAAGATATGCAAGAAAAAATATCTGATTACAGAACAGGTAATACAGATTTCTTTGCAGGTATATCTACTACTAGCAAAGATGTTTTTTCAGGAGGGTTAAAACCTTTATGGAATGACATGAGAGCTAAAGAAATAGTAGACAAAAAAGAAAGAATCTATGCTGCTGAAAAGAAAGGACAAGTACCTACTGAATCATTAAGTGATGCAGAAAATGCTGTATTAGAAGCTTATGGATTAGAAAATCAAGTACAACAACTAAAGTTACATGAAAATAACTTTGGCTACAATATGGGTGAAGGTGTAGGAGGATCTGTTGGTTTTATGGCTCAGATGCTTTTAACTAGAGGAGCTGGTAGTGTTGCAAAACAAGGTGTTAGTTCTTTTATCAGACAAGGTGTAAAACAAGATGTTAAACTAGGCCTTAGAAGTTTGCTAAAAGAAAATCTTAAAAAAGGAACTTTAAAATCTCTTGCTCAAACAGGAACAGAAATAGGGATAAGAAGCACAGCAGCTTCTGCAGGCATCTTAGCTCAAGCTCCTATTTCTCCTTTCTTTTACAAAGCTTATGCTTCAGACCAAGTAGGTCAAGTAGAAATAGTAAAAGATAAAAATGGAGTAGAAAAAATCCTTGTAGGTCAGGAGTTGTATGATGAAAAATCTGAACACTACAAAGAACAAATTGGTGCTTTAGACCAACTTATTGAAAGAGAAAAAGACCCTACTAAAAAAGAAGAATTTGAATCTAAGAAAGTAGGTTTACAAGCAGAGTGGGACTCTATGATACCTAAGAGTGAAGCTAGTTCTTTGATGCATGCTACAGGAGAGTACTTTAAAGAAGCTTTCTCTGAAGCTTATGCAGGTAGAGGATTGGGAGCTGTTGTAAAACAAGGAGGTAAAGGTCTTAGATATGTAGCTAGCAAGTCTCCTTTCTTAACAAAGGTTGCAGATAACATTGGAGTAGCAGGAGAAGTACTTAGTAAAGTAAACTCTCCTTTCAGAAAAATAAACAATGCTGTAAACAATTTAACTTTAGGTAGAGTAAGTGCTTCTCAAATAGGACAAAAAGCTGAGGGAGGATTAATTCAATCTATCCCAGAAGAAACTTTTGAAGAAATCTTTGTACAAGCTGTGCCTTCTTTAGGAAGAACTTCAGCAGAAAATAAAGTACAAAGAGAAGAACTAGGTAAATTAAGTTTTTACAGAGATGTAATGGCTCAAACTGCTATCATGGGACTAGGTTTTGGTTTTGTAGGTAAAGTTGCTTCTGCCAAAGCTTATAATAGAGATAACAAAAACTACAAAAAATTACTAGAATCTTTAAGCTTAACAGATGATGAGCAAAAAGCTTTAGGTTATACTACAGGAAACATATTAGCTAGTCCTAAAGATTACAGAAGACTTAGTGCTAAATTTAGAGAAGCTGGCAATGATGCTGTGGCAGATCAATTAGAGCAAAGAATGTTTATCAACATGGCTCAACAAGCAGCTAGGTTAGGTAAAATGGATTCTTATAAAGAATCTATAGCTAATCTTCAAACTAGAAAAGACATTCCAGCTAGCTTTATAATGAATGCTGTAGCTGTTAGTAATCAAGTAGATGCTATTAATAAAACCTACCAAAATCATTCTGAAAAAGAAAACTTTAATGAAATATTAGAAGCTACTGTTTATCAAGGTCTTCATGAAGATAACCTTAAAAAACTTGAGACTGCTACTCCTCAATTACAGGAGCAAGCCAGAGCTGCTATTGAAGATTACAAAACTAGAACAGGAAAATCTTTTGACTATTCTATTGAGACTCTTCTAACTAAAGAGTTTCAAACAGAAGAGGAACAAGCTCAATACAAAGAAATAATTGGAGAACTCTTAAATGAAGAAACAGGTAGTCTTGCTGTTCAGAATCTTGTTGGAAACATAGAGATGAAGAGAGCAGCTAGAGTTGCTATTTCAGAAAGTAAACAAAAACTAGATGAGTCTTTGTCTCCAAAAAGACAAGAGAGATTAGATGCTAAGAGAGTTCTAAGAGAAGAGTATGAGTTGTTAGAAAAAGATTTACAAAATGGGGAAATAGTTTTACCTGGTGTAGACTTAGAATTCAATTACAATAATGAACTTCAGAAAGGAAGTTTAGCTTCAGTCAATGTAGCTGAAGCTATTATGAAACACATTGAAGATACCTATGGAGATATGGTATCTAAAGAAGACTTGCAAGAATTAAAGATTCAAAAAATAGAGAGAGCTAAGGCATTGAGACAAAATGCAATGTCAGAATTGTTAGTGGCTCAAGCTCAAAAAATTCAAGACTCACAAGAAATAACTCCTGTTGATACTACACAACCTGCAGACCCTTTTGCTAGTTCTGAGGTAGTTGTAGACCCGGATAAGTATGAAGATGATACTGAAAATCCAGTGACTGCTGCTAATGAAGACCCTACTTTAGATGCTGTATTTGGTATGGCACAACAAGGTTTTCAAGCTGATCCTCCTGAAGTTACTACTCAAACTCCTTCTGTAAATGCTGCAGGAGCAATACAAATGGACCAAGATGGTTTTGTATTTGATGGAGATCCTATGCTTGGTAAAAGTTATCCTCCTGAATTTATTGCAGAGATGGAAGCTTTGATGGAATCTAGTACTCAACTTTATGAAGAGTCTACTGGTAATAGAATTACTTTCAAAGAAATCTTTGAGCATTATAAGAGCAAAGGTATTCAAGAAACTATGAAGAAAAACTTTGGGGCAATGTCATCTGCTTGGATTAATCTTAATGCCAAGCATGGAGATAAGATGTACCCAATGGAAAACTTCCTAGAAACTTTTAATAGTATCTACACTCCTAAAGGAGTTTTTGATGTTTTTGATATTGATCCACAACCTAGACAAGTTCCTGTTAACACAGGCCCTGTAATGCCTACAACTCACCCTGATGTTGAAGTAAGAGAAGAGAATGAAAAAGTTGCTCAGGCAGGTTTAATTTCTACAACACTTATAGGTCAAGATGAATCTAATAGAGAAGTAACTGTACAAGCAGCAGAGATTACTGTAGATGGTCAAAGAACTTCTAATGTACAACCTAAGATAGGTTATTCTTCTTTGGAATACACAGAGCAAAATGTAGATGGCACTTACAGTAAAGTAAGTATTCCTATTTTAAATCCTTCAAAATCTAATGGAGTAGATATTACTCCTTTGCTAGACCCTGATGGTTTACAAACAGGAGATACTCTTTCTATGGAAGTAGCTGCAGAAAAAGAATGGCCTAGTATTACTGTGTCTAATGGCAGAGATGCCAAAGGAATAAAACAACTTACCACTTTTGATAAATGGGTAAAAGAAAGACAAGATAAAGATCCTAACTTTAGAAATACAGCAGAGTTTCAAAACAAGTTGCCAATCTACTATGTTTCTAAAGGTAGAAGAGTAGGGTCAGTAAATGACACTGATTGGTATGATGGCTACAATGTAGAAGATCCTACTGGGACCAATATTAATCCTCACAGACCAGGAGGAGAGTGGGCAGCTATTATTGCTGCAGGAAAACAAAGTACTCAAGCATTAAGAAGTAATATTCTAAATGGAGGATTAAAACAAGTTACTATAAAAAGATCTCCAAGTTCTGTATATCAAACAGTTAATGATGGAAAATTAGTTACCATAGCAGATAACAATCCTACTAGTATTCTAGCAGTACAAGTTGGAGAAAGTATCACTGTAGGTAACAGAGAACCTTTCACAGATGGTATCATTTTAAATGCAGAAGTATTTAAAGAAAGAACTGTAGAGAAAGGTAAAAATAAGTTGAGATATGAAGGTAACACTTGGGAAATAAGAAGAGAAGGCAGAAAAGAAATGCCTAATGGAGAATGGGTTAATACCTATAAAGCATACCATGTATCAAGAAGAGTTACTGAAGAACAATTAGAAACTGTTAAGTGGGCCCTGGGTGCCAATGCAGTATTGAGTAATTCTTATCTTTCTGGTTCTACTTCTTGGACTTCTATGACTAAAGGTCAAGCTGAAGATATGAAAGAGCAAATATTAAACAGCACCGGCTTAGATATTTCTTTGCCTAATGAGCTGTTAATGTTTGTAGAAAGCTACTTGCAACTTAAAGACAAACCTGTAAGAGGGGCTACTAAAGAAAATGGTAAGCCTTACACTACTTACATGTACTACCAAGATCAGTTCTTAAAGAACAACTTAGGTATAGACTCTGAAGGAGTAGAGTTTGTTCAACACACTAAACAAGAACTTTTAAATAAAAGAAATTACAATACTGCAGTTCACATTATTGATGGGCAAGTACAACCTTTGAATATGTCATATTCTGACTATTTGAAAAGCACTTTAAAAACTGATGTTCTTTCTTTTAATATTGGAACTGAAGAAAAACCTATCTATGTAACTAGTATTCAGCCAATTATAAATGTTTCTTATACTGCTGTTGAGGTGGCAACACCTGTTACAGAAGCTCAAACTATAATTGACAATGCTATTGAAAGTGCCCAAGAACAAGTACAGAATGTAGATTATGAAGACCAATACAAATTTGCTGCTACTCTAGGTCTTGACATAGATTCTTATATAGAATTTGAAGAGGGAGAAGCTATGATTTCTAATAACTTACAACCTATTCAAAGTTTAGTTACTTCTATTGCAGGATTAACTACACCTCAAGAACATGATGTAAGACAGTATGTTACTCAAGCTATTGCTGAGTATAAACAATATGTTGATGAAGAAGGCAGAGTTTTAAAAAGAGGCAAAAGACAAATTCAACTAGAGGCTAAAGGCAAGGTGTTAGAAAAACTAGCCAAAGCAAAAGAAGCTCTAGAAGCCAATCTTGCTATCATTAAGAGTACTGGTGCAGATACTGCAGAGAGAAGAGCTTTTGAGAAAGCTTACACAGATGCTTTGACTAATATCAAGTCTATTGAAACTGAATTCAATACTGTATTTGATAGGGCCCTAGAAGATTTTGAAAAGAGTTCTAAGACAGAAATTGAAGAAGAAGAAGTAGAAGATGCTTTGAATGAAAAGAACTTCAACAAAGATTCTGTTGAAGAAAACAGTAAATTAAGTGTAGGTACAATTCTTAAGAATTTCTTGCATGGTGTAGTTAAAAGAGACAGTAAAGGTGTTCCTCAGACTGGTTACTTAAGTTTAGACAAGTACTATACTTTCAATGAAATCTTTAATGAGTTAACTAAAATCCTGTCTATTGGTTCTGACTTACCTTCAAGCTATGAAGCTTTGACTAACAAGCTTAGAATGGCTGCTGAAGAGGGAGTACCTTTTGCTACAGATGTACTTTTAAAATTAGAAGGAGCTGATAATCAAATTAGAAATCAGTTCTTGTATACTTTTGTGAAACACAGTATGAGTTCTTACTTTACTATGTATCAAGAGTCTGGCAATGTTACAGAGATGAAATCTTTTGAAGCTAATGCTAATGAAGCTACTAGAGTTATTGAAAACAAATGGAAAAATAATAATAGAACTTCTGAGCTTTACAATAGAAACTTGTCTTTAAATAAAGCAGTTGCTGAAGATTTAATAGCTACTTACAATAACTGGATAGCTAGTGGAACTAGTACCCCTGAAGATCACAAAGCCTGGTTATCTAAATTAGGAATAAACTTTACAGATGCTGCTTGGGAAAAAATAGTAGCTGAAGGTATCAAGGACAAAGGTTATACCTATGACAACTTGCTTTATGATGACAGTAAAGGTATCTTTTTACCTATTGTTAAATTCTTAAATACAGCTATTGCTACACCTCAAAACTATTCTTATTCAGAAGATAAGAGTGTGTTTAAAGATTTGTCTGCTATGTTTAAATCTGTGGCTAAAATTGAAGCTACTTACAACACTAACCTTATCTCTTTGACTTATAGAGATGGGGATAAAAATATATTTACACAGACTCCGGAAACCTTTATGTCTGATAAAGTAAATGATTTACTTACTTCTCTAGCACAAGAGGACAATACTTTGGTTGATGATTTGAGATCTTTATCTTTTTCAGAAAGCTCTATTATTTTAGAGTTTTTGCAAGAAGTAAAATCATTCAAAGACATTTTCAAAATGTCCCATGCTGCTATTGTTACTCTTAAAGAAAAAGGAGAAGAGTCTGCTGATAGAAGTAGTATCACAGATTTGGGAGAAATTGACTATGACTTAAATGTTAATGGTCAATTTGGAGATAGAAAAATTAAGCAACTTACTACTACTGAGAAGATTAATGGAATTGCAGTGAGAGTAATGAGAATGCTTTGCCCTACTATGTCTGATAAATCTAAAGCTTACTACTTAGAAACTATAGGACTAGACCTTTTACAAGGTAATGAGTTAGTAGCTTCAGGTAAAGAAGATGTAGTAATGTCAGATAGATTAAAGGAAACTTTAGTTGACAAACTTGTAATGCCTGAAGTAAATAGAATTCTAAATTTCTATGCTAAAGTAAAGCAAACCAATATCAAAGACTATGATAAAGGAGCAACTATCTTTCATTTAATACCAGCTCTTAATACTTTGAAAAACAAGGATGGAGTTAGTCTTTTAACAGAGATGGCCACTTTACCTAATCTTACTTCTGAAATGATAAGACAGAATTATGGAGAGGTATTCAAAGACATAGTGACCAGAGTTGTAGACTCTGAAGCAATGAAGAAAAAAGAACTTTGGAAAGAGCACTTTGTTGAAGGAGTAGGTTCTAAAATGTTTGGTGCAAATTACTTTACAGAAGTTAAGAAAAGTCCAGTAACTGACTACAATAAAGGAATTTATGATGTGGTTATTAATGGTATGCTACATAACTCTGAAATGTTTAAAGTGTTTGCAGGAGATATGGCTTTGTACTCTCAAGCTAAACTTTTCAATGTTGAGACTGAAGCTAGTAAATCTAATACTAGTGAGGATAAAGTTCCTGAATTTAAAGATGTAGAAGACTTTACTACTGAGGATTGGGTAAGCATTAACAGAGCTATTGGAGTTAATCTTGGTAAGAGGCTAGCAGCTTTGGCAGCTCCTGGAAATAAGATTGCAGGCTCTGCAGATCCTACTTTTAAAAACTACAATCAAATCTTATTACAAGATAGTGTTGATATAGCACCTAATGCCGGGTATCTAATTACTTTAGAGTATGGTAAAGATGCCCTTACTCCTGGAGTTAAAACTATGCTTTCTAACTATAGCAATCATGCTGATACTGTACATCAATATCAAGTTGGCAACACTATGGATATAGCTAAAGTAAGTGAGGCTCAAGTTGCTATGAAAGAAATTAGAAGTCAGTTACAAAGAATGTTTCCTGCTGTGGACAGCTATTTTGATATTGAATCTACTGATGCTCAAGAGTACACTACAGTAGGAGAGCATATCAATATCCTAAACAGACAAGGAAGACTTACTGACAAGAAAATGAAAGCTGTTCAAGAAAAGCTAGATGCTGGTAAAGATCTAACAAGAGAAGAGCTTAAAGTGATTATGCAACCTATTAAGCCTGTGCACACAGGAAGTTATGTTAATAAAGATATGGATGTAAACAGATATGTTTATGTGAAATCCTCTTCTTATCCTTTGCTTCCTCAGTTCACAAAAGGTACTAAACTTAATGGGTTGAGACTTAAAATGGAAGAGTTAGAGAAATCTACAAAAAGATTTACCAGAGCTTCTTTCCAGACAGCTAATAAAGTAGGTTCAGTTAATACTAAACTTGCCATCAATCCTTTTGATATGTACTCTTTAGCAACTATCAAAGAAAGCAATACAGATGCTGTATTAGTTCTTGATAGAAACAACTTTAGAATACAGCAAGATGTGCCTATTAAATCTGAGAAAACCAAAGCAGATAAAATCTCTATGGGTACTCAGTTCTTTAAACTTTTGTTTGGAGATGGAGTTACTGAATTAGATGGGTTTAAAGTTGATGGTAAAGACTTCACAGGAAGAGAGTTACATCAGTATTACACTGAAGCTTTTGCTGACTTAGCTAAGCAAAAAAGAACTGAGTTATTCCAAGAGTTAGGCTTGGCCCCTAATGGAGAAATAGAAGATAAAAAAGAATTCATCTACAGTCTTCAAAAGCTTTTAGTTAAAGAAGCTAAGAGTAGAGGGTATAGCTTGAAATCTATTGCTGGTTTATCTATTGATGAATTGGCTATGGCTAATGGTTATTTCTATGAGTTTAAGACTCCTCTATGGTTATCTTCAGATAAAAATAGATATGAGTCTTTATTAAACTCTATCATTACTAACAGATTAATGCAATTCAAGATTCCTGGAAATGCTTATGTAGCAGGTTCTGAATCCGGAATTCAATTTAAGGAAGGTATTGATAGTATTAAAGATTTAGATGAAAGAACTCAATCAAGAGTAATTTACCTTAATAATTTTAATGGTAAAGAGCTTGGAGGAACTGAAGTGACTGAAGAAGATGGTTCTACTATTTTTAAGAAAGCTCAGGTTTTTGTTAGATCTTACTTTAAAAATCCTGCTACAGGAGAACTTATAGATTTATTTGAAGGGTTCAACAGTGAAACAGGAGATGTCTCTAAAGCTAAGTATCTTATCAGAAGAGAGAATGGAACTCTAGGGTTAAAAGAAGATATGATAGACCCAAATCTTATGAACATGTTCTCTTTTAGAACTCCTACTTCTTCCCATGTATCTGGTTCAAGTGTTGAGATTGCTGGTATTTTACCTCCTGAAATGGGAGAGTTAATGATAGTCCCTAAAAACTTTACTAAACAGAAAGGTCTTGACTTTGATGTTGATAAAGAAAACACTTATCAATTAAACCACTACATAGATTCAGAAGGTAACATCAAAGAAGTTGATGAAGCTTACAGAACTAGAACTGAAGATGCCATAAAAGAACTTAAGTTTTACAGAGGACAAGACTTTGAATCTATCCAAGAAGTAGAAGATGCTTTACTAGAATTAGAAAGCAGAATGGCTGTAGCCACTTCTATACCTTATAGAAATGAATTGCAATCTGAAATTGAAGGTTTGTGGGCATCTCTTAAAGATTCAAAAACTAGCATCAAAGATATTAATCATGCTATGAAAGGTATTCAAAGAGAATTGAATACTAAAATAGCTAGTCAACTATCTGAGAATAAGTTTATTAAAGCTCACTTAGCAGTTTTCAATAATCCTGACACTCAGGTTCAAAGAAAAATCAACAAGGTTTTATCTATGAGTTTTGCTCAAGACCAAGCTACTATGTTTGAAAAAGCAGTAGAAGATGGTAACAAAGCAAAAGAAATGGCTAGGTATGTAGACTTAGGTATGACTCCAGCTCAAGCTGAAAAAGAGTACTATAACAATCAAAGTTATAATACTGTTTTATCTTATAGCTATCAGAAAATGAAAATGGATCTAGGGTCTATAGGTAAGACTGCTATTGGAGTGTATGCAAATTACACTACAATGAATGGACTTATCCAACAGCAAACTGAAAACATTAGCTTAAGTGAGCCTATCACTATTGGAGGAGTTACTTCTAATGGTAAGCTTGGAGTATTACAATCTCTTAAGCCTTCTAATATTTCTCAAGCTGTTTGGGATAAAATGAAGTTGGGTAGAACTACTGCTGAAATCTTTGCTGAGAAAGAAAATACAGCTACTGATAATGAGAAAGAGCAAATCTTAGGTAGAGTTGGTGTTAATGACCAAACTATTAATGTAGATGCACTTCTTACACTGTTAGGATTTGATATTGACTTAGTTAAAGTACCAGGAGTAAAGGAGCTTCAGAAAATGTCTTTATCTTACTTGCTATTGTCTCAACCTAGTATTAGAGAGTACAACAAAAAAGTAAAAGATAGTCAGGGTCTTTTAGGAACCTTCTTGGATAGAAGTAAACTTAAAAAAGAAACTGTAGAAAGATTAAGTGATGGAGTAATTACTTTTGGTAGAAACCCTAACAAAGCTGCTTTTGCTCCAGGTAACATTCAAACTTTTAGATATGCTAAAACTGGAGAAGTATATCAATCCGGAGCCTTATTAAAAGGGCAAGCTTTGTATGATGGTATTGCCAAAGGAGGAAGTGGGATGGTCCAAGCTGATGCTTTGATTACTTACTTCAAGTTAGATACTCAAGCTAGAGAGGTTTCTAAGATTCAGAAAGTATTAAATACTAATGACTTAGGAAAATCTATGGTTGAATCTAGAGTTGCTTATGAAGCTTTAGCAGATATTCCTTCTACTTCTATACAAAATGCTACAAGTTTACTAGGTAAATTTGAAACAAATCCTTCTGTAATCACAGAAGATATGTATAAGATTGGAGTTTACTATGTGACTCCTACTACTCCTCAAGGGCATGTTGCTATTCATGGCTTACATGTAGGGAATACTTTGTTTAAAAGTTTCTTTCCTTATGATGATGCTGGAATAAAAGCTGTAGTAAATCAAATCTTTACTGCACAAGGAATGGATATAGACAACATTAGTGATAGTGTTTATGTGAAAGAGTTCCACAAGATCATGGAAGAAATCATTAAGTACATCAATTCAAACCCAGCTAACAATACTTATGTGGGTGAGACAAGAGCTAAGAGATTAGAAACTTTTGTAGATTCTGATACCAATACTTCTTTATCTACTTACCTGAGAGACTTAGGAGCATCTACTACTAATAAAACAGGAGTAAACAATGTGCTAAAAAATGCCCTGTATACTAGATTCTCTTATACTACAGGAGTAGAGGGGGAGTTGTCTTTAATTAAGTACAACAACTCTGCTACAGATAACTTAGATGAGGAAATCTTATACAATGCTATTCCGGAATTAGTTTTAGCTAATTACCCATTACCTGCTAGAAATGGTAAACCTTATTCAACAAAGCAATTAGCTGAAGATTTAGTAGCATACAGTTTCCTTGAAGGAGGTGTACAAGAAGCAACTCAATTCAGTAAGTTTATCCCAGTTCAATTAATGGAAGTAATGGGGCAAATGGAAATGAATAATGGCAAAGAGATATTTGTTCCTATCAATAAAAAGCTTCAAAAGTTTAATAATAGAAATGAAACTTATGGCTTCTTTAATAGCATTTTAGGATTACAAGAAAATGATATTGCTTCTTTCACAAGACAATACTTTCAAAACAACTCTAAAAAAGCTAAAAAAGCTTGGAGTAAAAATGTCAAGTTTACTGATGATGGTTTCTTATTGTATGAAACTAACCAAGGTAAGTCTCCTAAATTTATTACTAATACTACTACTGAAGAAAGTAAAAAAGTAACTAAGCTGTATGAAAACATAGGAGGTAATGTCTACAGACAAATTGATGTTGTAGGGCAGTCAGGTATTAAAGAGTACTATTATAAACAAAACCAAGTTACTTCATTGTTTAATGAAGAGAACACAGTGGAAACTGTACCTACAGTTTTAGCTAAAACAACTATAATGGAAGCTCTAACAATAGATCCTTTAACTACACCTGAAATTTTACTTGAACAGATTCAAAGTATGAACTTCAGTGAAGATAAAAAATACTTGGCAGAGACAGCTAAATGGTTAATTCCTCTTTTAAAATCTGGTCTAGTTACAGTGAGACTGTCTGACACTCTTCCTCCAGGAATAGCAGGGCACACTTCAAGACCTAATTCTAAAGGACAAATTGTAATTTCTTTATCTACAATAGATATGGAAACTCTTTCTAAAGATAAAGGAGCTGAGTTAATCATACATGAAGTATTGCACTCAGTTGCAGTAAGCCATTTAACTGATTATTTTGATAATACAGGTACTGCTTTAAAATCAGAAACTTTTATCCCTGGGCATGTTCAAGCATTGTTTGATGCCTACACTGTGGCCAGAGAAAGTTATGCTGATGAAGTACAAGAATTAGAAGAAAAGATTGCTCACAATGCTGTAAAAGGAAACCCTCAACTTCCTTATACAGAGAGAGAACTTAATGTAATCTATGGTCTGACAAATGTATTTGAATTTGTATCTGTAGCTATGACTTCAGAGGATTTCCAAAAAGAATTTAAAGATGTACCTTTTAATTCTAGCAAGTCAGTATTTAGTAAAATCCAAGATTTTATCTTAGGTATGTTAGATAGTGTGTTCCCGGATCTAAAACAAGATTCTGTAGCAAGACAATCTATCTTAGCTTCTATGAATTTTATTCAGGAAGAAAGAACTAAAGTTAAAGCTAAGACTGAAGTCCAACCTACAATGCCTAATGCTAGTGTAGGAATGGTTTATGGTAGAAGTATTGAAGTACCTTTAAATGAAAGAGTTAGTCAAAAATTACCTGCAACTATTCAATTAGATGAAGAAACTTCTGTAGATACTAGAACCTTAATGGAATTGAGTAGATTAAAAGATGCTGGTTTATATGGAGAAAGTTTTGATTGGAATAAGTATGACAATGACAATGAAAAAGAGCTTACAAATGAAGAAGTAGAGCAAGCATTCTTAAAAGAATATGGTCCTGCTGCTCTTGAATATGCTCAAGATAAATGGGGAGAAGATATAGCTATTGCAGAACTTGAGTTTTTAAGAGATAATGCTGTAGAAGGAGCAAAAATTGTAGAGGCTTGGTATAATTTCTCTGATTCTGATTATACAAATGATGATCTTATTTCTCATTTTGCAGATAGAATAGTTAAAGAAGTTCCTGAAGAGTTTGTTGACAAAAATCAAACTAAGTTATTTGAGAATGAAACTTTAGTTGAAAACCTAAGACAAGAAGAGCAACAAGAACTTAGACAAGAGTTCCCTGATGCTGTAGAAACTAATGGTAAGATTGAAAAATCTAGCTTGACTACTGAAGAAGACAAAGCTAAATTTGATGAAATCTACAATAGGTATGACAAACTAATTACACCTCTATTACAACAAATAGAGAAAGGAGAAAATATGATTTCAAATAATTTACTTACCTTTGATTCTTCTATAGAAAAACTAGGTCTTTCTCAGAAAGAGTGGAACAACTTAACTCAAGAAGAGCAAGACAGAATTAAAAAATGTAATTAATTATGGCAAACTGTGTAAATACTAACACTAAAGAATTTAAAGAATTAAGTGCTGAAGCCAAATTAAATCCTATAGTTCTTGCTGCAAAGGTTTCTTTGTGGCAAGAATCTAATGGTTTAGATAACTTTCCTACTCTTAGAGAATTAAGAATTAATGAATTCAATAGTGTGAAAGGTTTCTTTGAGCCTAATCCTTTATCTACTTTATCTAAAGGGACTATTACAACTTCTGAGTTGCTTGAGTCTGTTAAAGACAGTGCACACCCTTTGTCTATAGTGGCTACACACTTAACGCAGTATGAGGAATTATTAAAAAATTCAACATCAACTTTAGCTGATGATGAAACTATGGATAAAGAAAACTCTCTAGGGTATTATGAGCCTGATACTCATAATATAATGATGAGAGACTCTATGTCTTTTAAAGAAGGAGGTACAGTAGCTGTGCATGAGATTTTGCATGCTATGTCTTATAAAGAACTAAGAACTAACACTACTAGTGCTAAAGCTTTTGGAGAACTTTATGATTATGCAAAAGCATTGTTTCCAGAATACAATAAAGAAACTGGTCAAGGAACTTATGGTACTTATACTGTAGATGAATTCCTAGTTGCTTTGTACACAGATGCTAAATTTATAAAAGCATTACAAGAACTTCCAGCTTTAAGTGATACTAAGTTTAAAAATGCCTATGAAGAAATCATGGACTACTTACTTTCTCTTTTAGGTATTGAGAAAGAAAGCAATCCTACATTATACTCTCAGGCTTTTTTTGCTGCAGAGACTATTCTTACTGATGCTACTGAAAGAATTGCAGCTAACAAAGAATATGCAGAAGCTATTGAGAGAGGAGATATTCCTTTTTCTAAAAAAGCAGGGCCTAAGATAGGAGCAATTAGTGCTAATGGAGTTTCTTCTTTATTGGACACAACTTTTCAAACTAAAAGATTTTCAAACACAGTATCTTTTAATCAAGGAAAAGCTATCAAAAAGTATAATGCTTTACAAACTGATCATCATATTGAGTATGTTTCTAAACTAGAAAATGCTAAAACTGGAGAACACAGTTTTACTTACAAAGTTGTAAAAGGTAGAGTCACTAAAGAAAGAGCAATACAGCAAGAAACTGCTAACAGAAATGCTGATGCCGGCTATAAAAATAAACAAGTTATCCCTGAATTAAATTTGTTTTCTTCTATAGAAGAAGAGAATCAAGGTCTTACTGAAGAAACTAAAACAGAAGTAAACCTAGATTATTATAATGGAGATGAGGCTTTGTTTACTCAAGAAGAGATGGCTCCGGAACCTGTTGAAGAAACAGAATTAGTAGATGGCAAAACAACTGAAGAGTATTTAGCCAATGAGTTTACTGCTCAGGAAAATGCTGAAATAGAGGCAATGCAAGAAGAGATTGATGGCCTCAATACTGATGTTGATTTACTCTATGAGTACATGGCCCAGCTAGATGGTATTAGACAGCCTGGTGCTGTACTTTCCACTACTGAATTTGGTGGTGCTGTTACAGTTAGGTTTACTTCTGTAGAGCAAGCTGAGCAATACTTTGAAACTAAAATACAAGAAATTGAACAAAAGCTTCTAGAAGAAGGAGATGCAGTTATTGTAAATAGCAACACTCCAACTACTGTTATTCAGCCTCATTATGATGCCTATTTAAAACAAAAAGAAGCTATGTTAGTCTATGTGACTAACTCTTTGAAAAATCTATACAATCAAAAAAGTAAATTCAAATCTAATAAGTTTGATGCTAAGATTCAAGAGTTTAGAATCTTACAAAGTAATTTAGAGTCTGATATTTTTGATTACAATGACCCTTCTCAAGACAAACTAGATTTGATAGAGAAGTTTTTTAGACAAGATGTTGCTACTGTGACAGCTCTTTTATCTAATCCTACTATTGATAACTACTTCTTAGCTAAGGATTTACTAGGGTTTATGCAGAGAATATCTGATCCTACTAAAGAAGGAGATGTTGATGCAGATTCAGGTAATACTTTCACTCCTTACAAAGGGAATAAAACCAAGTACCCTGCTGAAGTTCTAAATATGCTAGAAAATATTAGAACTGAATTAGACAAAGCTCAGATGCTTGTAAAAGATGCAGGGGAGCAAGTTCTACTTGAGTTACTAGAAAGACATGAAACTAAACTAAATAGTATTTTTGATACTACTTCTGCAGAGGAAGCAAGAGAAAAATTAAGAGAACAGCTTGATGACATTACTCAAGTAGACAAATACTTATGGGCCACAGGAGAAAACTTGTACAAGAAAAACAATGTTTTAGATGCCTTAATGAGATTAGAATATGAGATTGAAGAAAGTAAGATGCTTGCTATCCAAACTCAACTTAAGATTCAAATAGCTGCAGCAGAGGCCAAAGGTGTAGCTGCTCTAAAAGCTATGGGTAAAACCTATGAATTATTTAAGAATCCTGGAAAGTTTAAAGATACTCTTGTAGAAAGATTTTCATCTAGCTATGGGGATTTCCTAAAAGCTGTAAAGAAAAGTATTGACTCTAAGATTTATCAGGCCATTAAAAATGGAGATTGGTTAGCTGAGGTAGACTTACTGAATAAAAAGTTTAATTTACTGAACAATGATGTTGAGTTTATTGATGTTTCTAGACTTCATGAAATGGAAGATGGAAGTGGAAGATACTTGCAATATCAAATGGGAACTCCAGCAGAAGCTGCTGCTTACAAAGCTTTACTTATTTCTAAAATAGGTCAGATTGAATATGAAAATATTATTGAGACTCAAAGAAACAACTTAGATGCTTATGAGCAAGATTTGGCAAGTTACATTCAATACAAAGTTGATCAAGAACAAGTTTCAAATAGAACTCAACTAAGTCCTCAAGCTCAAAAGAATATTACTATTTTTGAAGCTAGAACTAATCCTGTAAAATTCTCTGAAAACTTTAGAACTACAGGAACAAATCAAGTAGCTTATAGTATTGGAACTCAAGCTAATGCTGCTACTGCTAAGTTGACTTACAACACTTTCATTCCTAGAAAAGAAGATTTATCAGGAAACTCAACTGGATATTTTGATCCTAAATATGATGAAATTCTTAGTAATGATGATGTATTTGCTTTGTATTCAGCTATTAGAAAAGGACTATACCAAGTAGAAGAAAACCTTAGAGGTTCAGGAGTATTTGTAAATGCCGGAGACATCCCTAGTTTTAAACAAACTATGTCAGATGTCATCTTAGATAAAGGTTGGTTAGGTGCTATGAAGCAAGGCCTACCTACTTCTATGCCAGAGGTATTAAAAATACTTAAAGCTGGAATTACTTTAAAACCTGTCAGAAGCTTTTTAGGAAGACAACTATCAGGGACTAGTTCTGAGTATGGTTCAGACCATAAAATAGAAGCTCCTACTGAAATAAGTTTTTCTAATGAAGGAGACAACAAATTAGACTTGGCTTCTGTAGTCAAAGCTTCTTTAGAGTTCTCTGCTGTTCATAAAGCAAGAGCTTTAGCCAAAGATAAAGTTAGACTTTATATGGAAGAGTCTTCCAATATTAAAGACAAGCAAGGCAATGATAGAAACAGAGAAATGGCAAGACAGAAGTTTTTCTATAATCAACTTCTATTGAATAAAAGAGGTAAAAAACAATATGTTAGTATAAGTGAAGGATTAATTTCTTTGGACAGAAAACTAACAGGAAATCCTTTTTCAAAAAGTAGAATGTTTTATAAATATTTTACTTCAGACCAAAAGAAAGTTTTTACTCAAGCTTTAAAACAATGGCATGTTTTAAAAACTAAAGGTTTTGCTACCTTAACTGATAAAGAAAAAGAAGAAAGACTTGCCTTAGAAAATACTATGGAGATGATGGGACAAGATTATTTCTTGTCAACTATCTACAAAGCTATAACTATGAAGTTGGCTATTAGTTTAAACTTAGCTTTAAACATACCGGCACAGATTCTTAACAAAACTGTAGGATTGGTTTCTGCAGTTAATAGAGATGGAAGATACTGGCCTGAAGGTAGTGTCTATGCTTGTGCTTCTTTCTTGCACAAAAAACCTATGATGAGGCATGTCAGTAAAGAGTGGGCAGAGACCTCTGATATACTTAGAAATTTTGTAGAAAGAACAGCTTTAGTAAGTGATGGTTCTACAGAATTAGAAAGATCTGAAGGAAAACTTAGAAAAAGACTTAGTGTATTCTATCCTATGGGATTAATGCAATGGGCAGAAGACTCTAACCAGACTTTGAGTATTCTTTGTAGAGCTACTGGGTACAAAATAAAAGATAAAAATGGAGTTGAATACCCTTTATTTACAGGTAAAAAATTTAATGGGTATATTATGCAAGATGGAGTTCTTGCTTTAGATCCTGAGTTTGATACTCCTGAAAATAGAGAGGCCTTATTAAACATGTCCTCTGACTCTTTTATTGATTGGAGAGAAGAGACTAAAGAAACTCTTAATGAATTAAATGGTGACTACTCTCACACAGGGGTTACCATGATTAAAGACAGTGTCTTAACTGCTCCTATGATGTTATACAAGACTTGGTTACCTAAGTATATCTCAAGTAGATGGAAAAGAAATCAAAGAAATGTAAAGACAGGCAAGAATGAAACTGGATTTATGATGGAAGCTATTACAGGAAATACCACAGGAGGAGCTGGCTTCTTACTTGGAGGTACTGCTGCTTTAGGTGCTTTAACTGCTGCTGTTCCTGCTATCCCTTTGACTATAGGAATTGGGTTGGCTATTGGAGGAATTGGAGTAAACATAGCTAGAAGCAGAGCTTCCAAAAGAAGACTGGTCCCAGACACAGATGAAATCATAGTTAGTTGGCAAAAGCAAACAATGTTTGTTTTACAGACTTTACTAAGAACTCCTGCAACTCCTATCAATATATTGGCAGGCAGAGAATTAATTAAAAGTAGTGAAAGTGCTTTAGGTTTAGATAAAACTAAACTAAATGAGCAGGCTTCTATAGCTGCTGCTAGAGATGTAGCAAGAAATCTTCAATACAGTTTAGCTATCATGGCCTTACACTTTGCAGTACAAGCTGCTTTTGGGCCTCCTGATGAAGAAAGAGAGAAGAAAGGTGAGAAAGGCACAAAGCAAAGAAAAAGATACCTAGATCAGCAAGAAAGACTAAGAGAGGAACATCCTTATTTTAACTATGCTGCTAACACTTTGGCTAGATTGTTCCAAGAAACTAATAGTTGTTTAGACCCTAGTATCTTAGCTACTACTTTTGGTAGTAAAAATACTTTAGAAGGAGCTTTTGACAAGATGGCTAAATTCCTGATTGCCTGGAGCAAACCTGAAGAGAAAGATATTTACAAAACAGGACCTCATTCCGGATTAAGTAAAAGTGACATAGCTGCTAGAAAAGCTTTCTTACCTGCTACACTGAGATTCTTTGGTGCTAATAGTTGGGAAGACCCTTTTAATGGCTGGAGAGCTGGATTTGAAAGTGCCACTGAAGAAGAATGGAACACAGAAACCATGACTAATGAAATGCTAAGAGTAACTGACTTTAAAAATCAGACTCAAGAGTGGAAAGCTGAAGTTGCAAAACAAACTCCAAAAGCCACTGAAAATATTTTAAGATCTTGGGGTTACACTACAGAAAAAGAGATACCTGTGGCTTCTTTAGACAAATTCAAGAAACTAGTAAAAGCAGAGACCATTGATTTAATAGTAGAAAATAACAGAAAAGAAGATAAAGAAGATAGAATACTAAAACCTAAAAGGTCTAAGTTTGACAAGGAACAAATGAGGAAACCTAAAAAAGATACTAAATAAAATAAAAAATAAAGTGAGGCTTTTAAGGGCCTCACTTTTAGGTATAATCAAAATGTAATTTCTGTAAAAAGTCTTCTTCTCTTTTATCTAAAGCTGTCACTAATGGTAGTGAAGTAGTGTCAAAAGTATCTGTATTAAAATACTTGGCTAACCTGAAGCACTCCTTAAGGTGAGCTTTTATCACCAGTGCTTTTTCTGACTTAGTCCTTGCTACATAACAACTCTCAATAGGAAAAAGATAGACTTTTAAAGTTTCCTCACTATCCTTGTGAATATGAATGGCACTCCTAAAGACATAAATGTTATCTTCTACAGTTTCTGTTTCATAATCAGGGAAGATTGGAAGACTTTCAATGTCCTCTTGTCTCATCTATGATTGATTCTTGTATAGGATTAGCAGTTCTTTCTTTCCAACCTGTTAACATTTTCCATTTAGCCAAAAGACTATTGGCTTTGTGAACTAAAAAAGTAGGGATATAATCTTTATTAAAAATAGTTTTAATTTCAGTTTCTACATTTTGTATTTCTCCTAGTTCATTTTCTGTGTAGCTTCTTCCTGGTTCCATCTATAATCTTAGTATTGAATAATTAACTCCTATACCAACAAAGACTTGAGGAACAAATCCGGAACCTACCCCATAAGATACTGTGGGCCCTATACCAAACCTTTTAGGTTTAGGTGGGGTAACATTAAAGGATCTTAAAGTTGAGACCTTATTGAAAGGATTATGCAATGTAACTTCAGCAAAAGGTCTAGGTTTTCCTAATCCTAAGAAACCTGTCTTTTCTTGACCAAGTACCACATCAATCTCTTCATGAAACCTCATACCTACTTGAGTACTGTCTTTAGTAGCAGTCACTTCTCCCCAAACCCATTTAGTTTTCTCAAACTTACCTGTACCCATAATTTCAAAAGTTGTTTTATAGACTGGGTCACAAGGTTTGGCAGTATCTCTTTCTACTACTGTCACTTCAGTAACATCAATTTCAGCATCAGTAGTAATAATTGTAGCACTACCTTTCTTGCCTAATTGTTTCTTGTACTTAGTAACCAAAGCTTGAAGTTCAATGACAGTAGAGTCTGCTGTGTTCCACTTTGTAAAGTAATCAGCACTCTGATATTCTAGAAGAGTAATGTTAGCTTTAAAATTGCCTTCCTTATCTCTCCAAGTAACCAAACTGTCTCCTAAAGCTTTGTTCATAGTTTCAACTTCAGCTAACTTAGCTTTAGCTTCACAACCTGTCCACATTGCCAAAATTGCAACTATTATAAGAATTACAATTAGTATTTTTTTGACTGTTTTCCAAGTTTCTTGGTACTCTATTTTATCTATTTGATTCATAGTAATTTAGATTTAAAATTGCAAGAATTGCAAGTTTTGCAACTCTTGCAAGTTAGTAATTATTTTTCTAATTCAACTCTTTCAGCATCTAGATCTCTATTTTGAGCAGCTTCTTCAGTGAATTTTTCCGGGTATCTTACTTTCAACTTGTTAATGTTGTTTGTAAGTAATTGGAAGAAATCCAATTCATACCATTCTGCAATATTGGCTAGCATAGCTAATTGTACAATAGGGGCACTAAAGATGTTATTAGTTGGCCCACAATAAGCTTGTAATAAAGGATGCATCAAAGCTTCTGCTTTTAATCCTACAGACAAATCTTTTTGAGTAAACATCTCAGTGTCTAATAATTGCTTTATTTCAGCCTTAACTGTGTCAAAGTCATCATCTAAAGGTATTTGATGAAATCTGCATTTGTTTACAATGTACCAAGCAATGTCTGCTAACTCTTCTCCAAGGTTAACTACATCAAAAGGCTTGTTGTAAGCTAGATTTTTCTTGTAGATGTCAAGGACTTCTCCAATTTCAGTAATAACACCAAGATTCATGTGTCTTTCATTTTCATGTTCTCCTGGTAAGCTTGGGCAAGTTCTGCTTGCCAGACCCTGATATTCAAGGATAGTTTGAATTTTACTCATTTTAATAAGTTTTTTAAAATTAATATCATATTCATCAAATAAAGGCCAATGTATAAAAGATACTTTTGACCCATCTTCTAGAGTTTTAGTTATAAACTCTGCTTTCATTATTTATCTTCTCTAAATCCTACACATACAGGGAATCTTGGAAGACCTCCATCAGTGTATTCAAAGAATCTAATCTCTGCTTTTTTACCAATGTAGTTTTCCTTGTTGATAAGAATTTCTTCTCTATCAGCATGACTAAATTTCATACCACAAGTAAAAGTAACTCCTTGAGGAGTAACACATTCAACTACACCTTGCTCAGGTCTAGACTCTGAAGGCCATACTTCATTAACTGTGTAAACTTCATCTAAGAAATCTTTGTATTTAAGTAATTGAGAACTTCTTTTGTTTACAGCATACCCTTCTTCAGAGTGTCTTATCATAGTGCCTTCATATCCTTGAGATACAAATGTCCCATGATAATAAGCTATATCTAACTCAGTATTAGCTATATAAGTAGGAACTAGTTCAATATTGTGATTAGGATTTTCTACTAAATATTCTTGAAGTTTTTGATATCTTAAACTAAAAGGAGCATCCATAACCATATCATAAACATGATACTTAACTTGTTCTGTAAGATGAGGTCTGTACTTCTTGATAAGTTTCATATTCTCTTGAAATGAAATCCCATGGGCATATAACTCTCCATCTAAAATGGCATCATCAAGGTCTGCTAACACTATATGACCAAGAGTATCTATAGATTTTCCTGTTCTTGACATAAAACCATCATCTTCAGTCCCTAAAGACCTCATACCATCTAGCTTAGGTTGTACATAACAAGGATATGTAACTTTCTTCATTTCCTTCTTAAAGTCTTTGGCTAACATAGGCAGTAAAAAATCCTTACCACCTTTTTCCTGAGCTTCTTCAATAGAGTTAAAATACCCTAATCTCATCTTCTCAGTAATCTTAGAATTGGCTTCTAAGACAGCTTGTTCTGCTGGAGTAGTACCATTAGCTTTTCCAACATTTTTGGCCTCACAAGCACTTCTGTTGTAGACAGGACTATTAGTCCCAACTACACCAGATTCTTGCACTACCATATTACCTTCAGTAGAAATAGATAAATATCTTATCTTACCACTACTATCTTTTTTATAAATTCTTTGTTCCAATTAATCTTTTTTTAATAAGTTATACACTTGTTCAAATGTAATATTATCAAGACATCTGTCTATAAATTGCATTTGACCCTCTAAGGTAATTAGATACCAACCTCCTTGAGACTTTACTATGGCATCTCTAAGACAATTAAAGAAGCAGAAGGAAGTAAGTCTCCTTGTGCTTCTTATTGTGTCTGTGGGTCTAATATTATGAGGTTTGTCATAAACCCAAATCTTAGTTTCCACTACTCTACACCAATGATGTCAAGGTAGTGAACAATAGTCAAAGCAGTGATTGGGTCTTTTTGGTCTTTAGGAGAAGTTACATTCATCCCATTAAAAGTTACATGATTTTGAAAGATAGGTGCTTTACCCACTTCTATTCCATGTGCTTCAGGAACCATAGGCCCAATTTCTTTGATTTCAAAGGTAGTTATATACCCCTCTTTTTCACTCTTGCCTGGCAAGATTACAAAACTTTTCTTTTTAGTGTCTGTTTGTTGCACTAATACATATTCTCCTGCTACTTTCATAGGATTTTAAATTTAATTGTTTACAAATATAAAGAAAAAGATTTAATTACTTTCTCTTTTATTAATACAAGATTCACATTGTAAAGGTAAACTTAACTCAACTTTTAAAACATAAATAATATTTTTACAACTTGAGTTAATGCACTCTTTTGGTTTTAATCTAAACTTTCCCATTTGGTAAATAGATTGCTAAAATTTCTTTACAAGCTTTACCATAATCAAAAGGTAAAAGTTTAGACTCTGCAACAAACTCTATTAAAATAGCAGGTTGTGCACTATTTTCAGACTCTTCTACAGTTAATGTAAAAGGATACCCTACACTTTTGTGTGTATAAATCCCTTTATAAAAAATGTGTTTTGCAAAAGGATGTCTATCTAATTGTACTTGTGTCATAATGGTTTCTTTTCTTTAGGTACTAAGTTTAAACTTCTACTTCTATCATCCCATTTTAATAGGATTTCCTTAATCATTTCTCTAACCTGATTTAACTCCTGAATTTCTTCAGGAGTCAAACCTTGGCTAGGAAAGTTAGATCCCATTAGTCTATATTTAGACCAATTACGGACCTTAGCTAATCTGGCTAAGTCACTCATCTATACCTACTAAATTACAAATATCATTGTAAGCTAGCTGAACTTCATGAGGTTCTGAGCCACTATCTGAGACTTCATCTTGACATAAGGATATAAATCCCCATATCTCATCTCTGTGCTTAGGGTGATCTTTTGCAATACCCTTTGCCCATTGCACTAATTGATCTAAACTAGTCATTTTCTTGAGCTGAGTCTATAACATTAAACATGCCTGTAATAATCTTGTCTTTGTCTTCAAATTTGTAAAACTCTCCAAAATCAGTATCATCTAACCCTCTATCAATAGCTGCTCTATCTCTAGAACTAATTGGAGGGCATTGAATTTGCTTTTGGGTTTTATTAGTTTTATCATATTCATTCATAAAACAATCTACAGTAAGGCTTCCTATTTTAAGTTGCTGATTCATATCCTAGTTTTTAGGTGGAAATAAATCAGTGATGTGTAAGCCTAAAGCTTCAGAGATATGCTCTAAAGAACTAAGAATAGGATTAGTATCAGAAGTTTCTATCTGACTGATACTTGAAGCAGAAACTTTTCCATTAGTCAAATTAGAAAGAGCATTTTGAGTTAAACCTCTAGCTGTTCTAGTTTGAGAAATTACCATCCCCACATATTCAGAAAGACAAACTTCCTTCTCTTCAAAAGTAGTTACTACTACAGGAGTCTTAATAATGTACCCCCTACCTCTCTTTTCTACTGAAGGTTCTAAAGTCTCAGTTATTTGAACTTCACTTACAGTGACTTCCAAAACTTCTTCTTTAACTTCTTCAATAGGTTTTTCTTTCCAAGCATACATATATAAACTATAAGTGTCTTCTCCAGGGCCAAATTTGTTCTGGTATGGACCTGCAGTAAACTTGGGTTTTAAAAGCTCTTCTACACTGTAGATTGAGACCTGACCAGGATAGTCAGCACAAGTTACTCTGATTGGACAATTATGAATTTTGATAGCTGTTTCTACAAAAGTGTTGGATAATGCTATCACCCCTTCCTTAGAAGTGGTACAATGTTTCTCTAAAAATTCTAATTTCTGCATGTTATATTATGTTTATAAATTATTAATTCTCTCTTTGATACTTGCTTCACATAAGATTAGGTAGTTTATCAGGTCACCTATCTTTTCATTTACTACTTCCTGTTCAGGAAGCCTCCCTTGTTCTATATCATTAATTATGTCTAAGAATGATACATAATGCTTAGCAGCAAAACCCCAAAGAGCTTTCTCTTCAGTAGTGTTTTGTACTCTAGCAGCAACTCTAAAATTGTGCAAAGGGTCATTGTTTCTTCTATATTCCTTACCTTTTTCTACAAGAGTCTCTTTAACTTTAATGCATCTCTGTAATACAAGAGCATCAAACTGAGTCTCAGTCATCTTAGTGTAAGTCACTGATTTAGGCTTTTCTTCCATACCAAATATCTTGAAGTTTAACAATTAACTTTTGCCACCATCTTAGAACAGTTTTTCCAGGAGCTTTATAAGAAGGTTTTTGAGGTCCTTCTGGGGTAAATTCTACACAAAGAGCTTCTCTAACCCATTTTTCAGGCTTAAATTGCTCACTTCCATAGTTTTCCCATCTAAGTAAAAGATAGATGTTTTTACCTCTCTTTTCAACAGCCATGACCCTAGCAGGGGCAGAGTTGTTTTTGTAGAGAACATAGACTTTTTCTTCAGTAAGGCTGTTCTTTCTTCTTTTAGAATTCAACATACTCTACATTTTGTGATTGCAACTCTTTAATTAAAAGGTCATCATCTTCACTTCTTAAAGGGTCTTCTTCTAAAATGGCTTCTAAATTGTAAGCTCTCTCCTCATCTTGAGGATTGACCATAGAAGGGTTGATGTTTTTTCTTATCCAAGACTTAAGTGAAGCACTAAAGTCAGGGTGATAAGCTGTAATAATTAATGTGTGTGCCATCTGATTAAAATTAATGAAAGCTAAGGGGGACTAATCCCCCAAAGGCTTCCAAGTGTTAAAAAATTCTTCCTCCTCATTAGGGGGAAGGTCATACTCCCAAGACCCTTGTAAAAAGTCTTGTTCTTCTAACTGGACATTAAATGTTTCTTTGACTAAGATCTTCAACTGATTTTTAGCATATAGTGTTTTACACAGTACATGCCTTGCAGCAGCTTTATTCTCATCTCCAAAGAAAGTATTAATCTCATTTTTGGTGTACATTAGACTATACTTACCTAGCAAAAACTTGTCATAAGCATCAGCTAATTCAGGTGGGAATGCCAATACTATCATCTGTTTTCTGCTATTATTCTCAAGAATTGAGTCATAAGCATAATCTGTAACATAATATTCTTGATGCTTTATCCAATCCATAAAGTTTTGGAATAAATCAGGTCTCACAAGCTTGTCTACAAGAATAAAAATATTCTTTTGACCTTCTAAATGAGTACCTTCTAACAAAGAATCATGTATACCAAAGGCTAATTTAAAGACCAAGTTTAGCTTGGTCTTCAAAGTAGGCCCATAAAAATTTAGAGCAGGAACTAAGTACTTAACGGTTCTGTTTACATACAACTTACCTAACTCAATTTCCATCCCTATTTTTACAACTCTAGACAATACCATCCCATGATACTAATAATGGGGTTAAACCTGCTTCTTGAATCTTTCTTTCTTCATTAAAACCATTCTCTGAATGATAAATATAAAGGTCTAAGAGTTGTTCAAAACCTAGAATCTGATGTTGAATGATAGCACTTGCCATACCATCTCCATTAAACATATCTGTTTCATGTAAAGATATAGCTCTTCTACCAAATCTACCCATTTCAAGTAGACTCTTATCAACAATATAGACTAAAGGCTTTCCTTGATATGAAGTAGATTCTACTACAAATTGGAAAGGTTTTACCACATCAGAACCATCAGGAACTGCAAAGTGTGAGTGTAATGCTAGGGTGTACCAAGCAGCTTGAATATCATATCTTCTGGCTTTAATGCTACTAGGGAAATAAAAAGTATTTCCATTCATAGTCTTCAAGTCAATTCCTGTGATAGAAAGAATTTTTCCTTCAATATCTCTTTCTACAATAACCATGTCTAACAACCCTTTACATTGTACTCCTCTGTACTCAAAGTAAATAGGAAACTGGTAATAAATTGTTATGTGTGGTAATGCTTCAAAAAACACTCTATCAAAGAATGCTGAGGTTCTAGGATTACTGCATAAAGATATTACAATACTTGCAATAGTTTCTGCTTGTGTTTTGCTGATAACCCTTTTCCCAAAGGCCTTGCATAAATCCATGAAATACTCAGTTCCAGGTTCAATGATGTTCTTTAACTTGGCATCTGCTCCCCATCTAGGTTGCCACTCTGCTCTATCACAGGCATCTAGAATATATGAAGGGTGATCTTTCAAATCACCTACAAAATCTATAAAAGAAGTTACAGGTAAAGGCTCATCTTGTCCCTGTATTACTTCTAAATGCTCTGCATAGTCCTGCAATAAATCTTGATGAACTGACTGCAAGATTCCTATCACAGTTTCAGAAGGAAGTTTCTCCACTCCTGAAATGTAATACTCTGCCTCAAAGGCTTCTCTTGAATTAGTTAATATACAATCTACTGCAGAACCTATAACAAAATGCTCTGCTGAGGAGTCTTCTACTTTATGAAAGGACCCTAAGTCCCCCAATAATCTTTTTAATTTTGACTGACCTAATGCACTAGATTCATAATACTCTAGTACTTCTTCCTTTGTGGCTACTATTACTGACATGCTACATACTGTTTTAAGATTACTTCTTGTTTAAAGTGGTCAAGTGTCATGCCTACAACTGTTTTGAAATCAGAGTTCAAGTCAAACTTGAAGTCCTTCATCATAGAATACTCTAGATCAGGACTTTTACTTCTGAATACATCAAACTGTATTAAGGACATATACACCATTTCCATGTCCGGAGTCCTTTTAACTCCAGGCTTACCTTGTTTGTAATGAAACAATATACAAGGTCTTTTTGTAACTTCATCTTCAGGGGGAAACATAGCAGTAATGGATGTTGCCATCATAAATAATTCCTTACCAGGATTCATATTCTTTTGGACACCAGCCTTAATCTGCACATTGAAAGGTATATACAACAAATCAATCTTTGCATTGTCATGTTTTTTACTTCCAAATCTAGCAGTTTCACAGAAAACAAAGCCTAATTCTCTAAAGAACTTGGCATAATGTCTCTCTGCAGAACTACCCTTTCTTTTGTTTGTGGCTCCTAATCCCATATAAGATTTTTAAGGTTATAACTAAAAAACTTACATACCTTTGGGAACTATTCTGTGTCATCTATAAGCTCTATAGGACTTGTATTATATCCTACTCTTCTTGCACTTCTCCAAGTAACCTCTCCTACTTGAACTGTAGTCTCATCAGCAGTATAACCTACAGCATGATTAGCATGTGTAAGGCCTTCTGCTGTACTAACAAGATTCATATAAGATTGCATTTGCATATTGTACTCATTTTGGAGAGGTCTCATTCTTTCTACTAAAGAGTCTACAGGATGAGGTCTTCTTTCAGTGATAGTTACTTCACTAGAAACAGGGTCCATAGCTACAAGATAAGGTGATTCTGTATGGGCAAAATCACTCCAAGTTGCAGCTTCTCTTTCCATCTCTTCTCTTTCTGCCTGATCTTCATCATGGTAGTTAGTCTCAAAGATTGGTAAAAGTTCAACAGGTTCAGAGTCAAATAGTAGAGCTTCTTCTTCTACAGATAGTTCATGGTCTTGAATAGATTCAGGTACTTCTAACTCCTCAAACACAAAAGAGTCCTCTTCTTCTATGTGTAGGAATGTGGGCAGTACCCTATTCATGTACTCCTCTAATTGGCTAACAGAGTTAGCTTTAGGGATTTCAAAAATGTTTGCAAAGGTATTCTTTTCAATTTCTGATGAGGTAATCACTCTTACCTCTATACCTTTTTGATAGCAAGACAATAATAATTCTTTTTGAAACCTTCTGTTTAAAGGAGCAAGATTGGGGTCAGTAAAGAAAGATGTGGAATAAAACAAAACAAAATTTTTATTGTCAACAGGGTTGACTTCTGACCCATATCTCAGCTCAGAGAACTTTCTGATGTCTGGGTCTTGATAAGCTTGTCTAGACATGCCTAACACCATAAGAGGAATCCCTTCCTCAGTGTACATTGCACCTTTCAAGAAGTAATAGAACTTACCACCTATAGTAATTTTTCTTGGGGCAATAGCCATTTCTAAAGCATCCTTTATGTGCTTTAAAGTATTAGGTTTTCTAATAGAGCCCTTTTCAAAAGAAGGTCTCTGATAAAATTGAACCCCACCATCCTGATAATGAGTATGAAAAGCATAGATAGGAATGTAGGCATTAGCTGCTAATACAGTAATTTTAAAAGGATCATTGGTCAAGCTTCCTAGTGTGGAGACAATTATTCTCACAGTTCAGAAGCTGAATAGTTCATAGGAACTACAAATTCATAGTAGAAAGGGACTTCTCTGATAGTTTCTCCACTATAAATGTTGGCAATATGGTTAGTAAAATAAGAAGTCATAAGAGTTCCTATCATTGCTGCAGTATGAGAGCTTTGTTTCATAGTACAAGGAGCTTCCTCCACTACTGAATCATGAAACAAATGGTCTTTTTCATACCTGTCAGCATTCTCTGGAGTAACACAGAATATCTGTAGTTGCTCTATCTCTAGTCTACCATCTATAAAGATTGGAATTACCCCTGGTGGAGCTGTGCTCCAGGACTTCTTCCAGACATGAAACAATGCATTTCTTGCTTCCATATTGTCAAAAGCTGAAAACATAAAGTGATGTGTCATTGTATTCATATCAATTCTTTCATTGAATGTAGATAAAGGAATATTACAAAAAGCTGCTACAACTCTTGCTACTGCTGTTACTTTAGGTTGACCTAAGTCTTGTTGCATAAATAATTGACCACCTAGATTGTGATCCTCTACAGTATCAAAGTCATAGAGATTAACTCTAAAACCTATCTTGGTTAAGAAATAACATAACCAAGAACCAATACCACCTGCACCACCTACCATGCACACTTCATTGTTTCTAGGAAACCATGGTGCATCTTTAAATCTAGACTGCTGGGTTGTGTCTCTTGTCTGTCTCATTTTCCATAAATTTAAAAATCATTGCATCAATAGTTTTAACAGATAACCCTATCTCTGGATAAAGTAACTGCAAGTCTTTAAGCACATCAATGACCTCATAAGTCTTCTCAATAAAGTCTCTACTGTTTGAATTAGGGAAATGCTGATTAAAAGTTGTAGCATAATCATTAATCACAGACTTAGCAAGTTCTGCAGGAGTCAAATTAAAGTCAGCTACTACATCTAAAACATCTTCTAAAGTCTCAAAATCATCTATTGGACCATTAGTAAAATCAAATAAAGACTTACAAAAGTCATAGATTGCCTTTTCTTCTAGGTCCTCTTCTTCTAGGTCATCAATAAGATTAGAAGGAACATCCCAATCATCAAAGAGATTTTTTTGCTCTTTTTGATGATTCTGTTGAAAGCTTTTGTTCCAGCTTTCCATTTCCCTCTCTTCTTGGGATTTGTAGAATTGCCTGGGATTGCTTTTATTAGGATTACTACTAGGAGTTCTCTGCCATCCTGAACTTTTTGCAGGCAAGTTAGAAGGGTACTCAACTTTCTTTACAGGTTTAGGCTCCATGATTTTTGCTACTTGAACTGAGAATTGGTCTGTAACTAGAATTGTGCTTTCAGGAGCATCAATATCACAGTCATAGATAAATAACTTCTTAGTGTTAACTTCAAAGTCTTGTTTCTCAATAACATAATTATGGCCTTCAGCATTTTTAGCTGTATAAGGAACCTGTTTAATATCCTTCTTAGCTTCTCCAATGAAAGCAACTTTGGCAATAAAGTCCATGTAGTTGTTTACAATAAAAGAAAGATAGAAGTTATGTGCCGGAGCATTGTCATTAAGCTCTGCCATATCTGTACCTGAGAAGAAAACACTCATTACATTGTGGCTGTGAATATGACCTAATTTCCAAGTACATCTTTCTTCAAAATCTTCTTCAATGAAGTCAATAAATCTATCATCAAGATGGTATTCAGTATAAGCTGAACTACCCATATCTAAAGGAAGTATTGTCTTTAAAGTGATTTTGAATGTGCCAGGTTTTTCAATACTACCCTCTGTAGTATAAAATAGAGCACCTGACCACTCTACTTTTGGTATGTTTTTACATAGATACTGAATCTGATGTAACACTTCTATTGGCATTACTAAGGGAATGGTAGATTTTAATTCCACTTTTGGTAACTGCCTTGCTATAGATTCTTGACTCAAGTTGGCTAAGGACATCTTTTAAAAAATTAGGATAAACAATAAGGTTTTCTAAAGGGACAATAGGTTGATTTCTTGTGTCCTCTTTAATTAATTTGGCAAACACTTTCTTGCCTCTGAAAATAGTGTATTCTGTATGAGCAGTAACATCAAAATCTTTTTCAGATTGTTGATCAGCTTTCATTTGAAGAAATTCAGCAAAAGTATTAGGTACTTTAGAAACTAAAATAGTTTTGTATTTATCAAAAGTAAAACATTGTAGTACTAGAGTTTTTACAAACTCATCAGCTTTTTCATTAGGTCTAATCCTGTACAATCCTCTTTCAACATAGAAATCTAAGTTTAAGGGAATTTTATCAGTTTGGATTCTTTTGACAACAGTGTTGACATAGTTTTGGTTTGCAGAAGTAACTCTGTCATTAAGAGCATTTTTAATGTCTCTTATCTTTCTATAAGGAACACCCTCTAAAGATTCCCAAGTAACCATAGAATCAACACAGAAAAGATACAATTCATATCTATCCCAGTCCATTTCTACTTCAAACTCAGCTATCATTCTACTTACATCAGTATCTCCACCTACACAAAAAGTTGTAACATAGAAAGGTTGTGTTTGCCAGGAACTATGGCCAGGTAAATGACTTTGCTGATAAGAAGCAGCCACTTCTAGTTTAGTCTTACTAAATCTACCACCCATAGGATGTTTAGTGTAGATATGTCCTCCATTATTAGGGTTATAAGCTACTTGATGAACTATTACTAAATCTTTGATTGTGTGTAAATCTCCATTACTATTTGTAATGGTAAACTGTGGATAAAGAACTTTAAAGTAAGGATAGAAACCAGATCCATCATAAATAAAACCTAAATCATACAAGTTTTTGTACTTAGCATTAAACAAATCTAATAGCTTGTAAAACTCATTGATAGCTTTTTGATTAGGATTGTTTTGTCTTTCAAAATGTAGTCTGCCTTTGTCAAATAGAAACTGTAAAAAGTCTTTGTCTTTATGCGTGTTCATTAGCATAGCATTATGAACTATTTTACTAAGTCCATCATAAGTTGCTAGTGGATTATCAATTATATTCATAACTTGAAAATTAAAGGGCTTATATTACCTAAGCCCTTTGTTAATACTATCTGTAACCTGCAGACATTTCTCTAGCTTCTCTAGCTATAGCTTCTTCTTCAGTTTCTTCTCTTTCTGAAGTATCAGCAGAAACATTTGCAATAGCAATTTCATCAGAAAGTCTATGTAAATGTTTTACAACTTTATCATAGGCATCATAGCCATGTAAAGGAGCTACTATTCTTAAAGCTTCTTCCACTCTTCCAGCATCTGAAACAGGTACATTACTAAAGGTAGTTTCAGCAACAGGAGTTTTCTCAGCTTTTGGAGTTACAGCACAAGCTTTTGGAGCTTTTTCTTTAACTGGAGTTGGAGCTGGAGCTGCAGTAGTAGATGCAGTAGCACCATTACAATACTTAGCTACCAAATCCTGTACTACAGGAGTTGATAACTGAGTCATGTTTTTACCATCAATAACAAACTTAGACTTGTCACCAGGGTGATCAGCTAAGTGAGCCTTAATGATACCAAAACACTCTTTTCTATCAGGAGCACCTGACTTAGTTTGTTTTGGTCTCAAGAACAATCTGAAGTTTCCTTCAGGTAATACTGCTAAGTCATTAACAAGGTCTGTCTTGTTGATATTCTCAGCAGCTAATAATGAACTCAACTCAAAACCTTCTCTTTTAACCAAGGGTTGTAATTCTCCCCAAGTTTTAGCAGCAGTTGTGATTTTCTTCATTTGGCCACCTCTAGTGGCATAAATTGTTACTTCTCTTTCAGTAGTAACCGGAGCTTGTACTTCACTCATAATTTTTCTAGATTAAATTACCAATTAATTGTTTCCCTGCCTAATCTCTTTAGGAGGATGTTTACATGTTCAGTATTGACAAACTTGCCTTTGAACACATAATTGTAATCTACATTGATAGGAATTTGATGAATAGTGCTATCATCATATCTCAGCACATTAAATATAGATTTGACAGGTAGATTAGCTGCAAATTTTTGTGCTTCTGTGGTAGGTAATAGCCAGAGAGTAGGATTACTCCTGGCTATATAATACACTACCTTTTTAATGAAGGGTTCCCAATACTCTGTGTGGTCCACATCTACACCTGATGTTAAAGAAACAGGTAGCCAGAACAAGCCTTGCTTTTCTAGTTCCCTAACATTTGGGTGTTTCCATGAGCCAATAACTACTATTTTAATAGCTGACATAGGCATAGAAAAAACCCTGAAAACTTTATCAGCTTCAGGGTAGTATTTTTCTTTTGGTAAAACTTCATTTTTAAAGTAAAGGAAAGCATCTGTATTGAATTCATTCAAGAGAGGTTTCCAAGAATAATGAATATGTTTAAAATTCATCCTGTAAATGTTTTAAGAAATTGCTTAAAATAGGCTGTATCTTTAGCTATACAGTCAGAAGGATCTTTAATTCCAAAGTCTAAACCCCTTTCAGATAACCATAGGTTTTTTGCTTTACCTGGAAACATAGTATTGATGTGATTTTTGACTTTTTCAGAGGCTATGATACCAGGTTGATCATTATCAAACCATACAATGACATTAACAAAATGTTTAACCAACTGATTTAAAATTAGGTCATTGGGTATCATACCCTCATTCTGAAACCAAACTACATTTTTACCATGATTCTTCAGTACTCTATAATCCTTATAACCTTTGGTAATTATAAGTTCACTACCATAACTCAGTAGAGAATTGATGCCACCTACATCATTCTGTGAGCAATTAGTAATAAACCTTCTCTTACCTTCTCTCATAGGGAAATAGATTTTCTTCTTTGAGTCAGGAAAATCAGTGTAACTGTATGCAATATCTCTGCATTCAATAGCATGACTCCCTGTCTTAGTATTCAAAGCATATAGTCTATGGATAGGAAATACTTTGTCCTCAATTAGATTCTTTTTGGATATACCATACTGTGACCAGAATTGCCCATCTTGGGCATTAAATGGTCTTGCTTCTATTAGGAGTTTGACTTTCTTTTTGGCTTCTTTTTGAACCTCTTTCTTAGCTTCTATTGGCCTTAACTCTTCTTTGCCTCTGATTAGAGAATTAAAGATAAATTCTAAAGTTAGATAGAAATTAGGAAATTTAAAGTAGTCTTGTACTATGTTAAAGCAATCACTGTGGGTTCTATTGTTACCAAAGTCCACAAAGTATAGCACTCCATTATCATGTAAACTAAACCAACAGCCAGCAACATCATCATTCCTTAAAGGAGAAACAACATAATCAAATTCAACAGGTTTATACTTGAACACTAATTCAAAAATATCTTCCTGAGTAACCAATGACAAGATGCTCTCTTTACTTATAAATCCTCTTCTATCAAGTTTATCTGAATTGTATTGAAATAAGCTCATAAGAAGAGGATTTAGTTAGATTAGATTAAGACCAAGCACCAGCAGGAGCTGCACCCATAGCTCCCATAGGAGATGCTGCAGCAGGACCACCCATTACTTGTTGAGTGCCTTTGTGAGAAGACATGAAGTTAGCATCTCTTTCAAAAGGATGCTTTTGACCATTAGAATTAACATAAGTTAATTTGCCATCTTCTGCTCTTTGCTCAACAAATACTCCAGGTTGAGCAGGTACAATAAAGTAACCACCCTTCATGTTTTTTGGTAAAGTTGGATAAGTCTTATCTTGCAAAGACCCATCTTGTTTCTTACCAAAATTCCATTGGAATTCAAGGAACAAATCTAGTGGTTTTTTGTCATACCCAATAGGCAACAAAGAACAAATTCTAGTTGCATAGTCAGCAAAGCTAACTGGAGGGGTTGCAAATGCTGCTCTTAGAGCTTCTTCTGTAACTCCTACTGCTTTCAAGTAATGAGTTACTGTAGCATTTTGTTGAACAATAAGAGTATTAAACCCTGCAATGTATTCAGCAGATGCTTTGTCAGCAATCTCTACATTGTTTTTGTCAACTACTCTGTCTACAGGGTTGATCCACTCTTTATAAGCTCTCTCTCCCACTGTGATTTCTAACTCAATAGCTTCTCTTGCAGGTTGCCCTTCTTTAGCTACATTGCTGTTGTAAGCAAATTTAGTTAAAGTAGCAACACCAAAGTTACCACCAAATTTAGCACCACTCTTGGTTTTTAATGATTCATCTGAATCTGATACAAATCCGTACCCTTGTAATTGTGACATATCAGTCTTTTTTAATGATTAAACAATTCTTATCTCCAAGTTTCTTCTACTGCTTCAGTAGCTACAGGAGCTTCCTCTTCAGCTTGAGTTCCCATTTCTTCTTGGTTCTCAAAAGCTTGATTAGCTTCTGGTCCAGGAACATGAGCTACTTCTTCTACTGTTTCAGTAGTAGTTTCAGCTACAGGAGCATCTTCTTCATCATCTACAAGCTCAACACCAGTGTATTGTTTCTTAGCTTTAAGATTTTTCAATTTTGGACTACTCCAAACCATTCTCTGCATTTCTGCTTGAGTTTTGCCATAGTGTTCAGCAATTTCTTTTCTGCTTTTCCCTTGGTCTAAAAGACTTTTCACTTCACTGATAGTGATTCTTAATGGAGCTTCTTGCTCAGTTGTATTTGACATATTATATCAATTTAGAAATTAATTATTGTACCCTTTTTGTTGTTCTACCCAATCCTGTTTCAACTGTCTTTCTTCTTCAGTTTCATTAGAACATCTTGGGCAGAGACTCTCAGTAGGCTGACTGCTTCTTAACAAAGCAATAGCCATTATTCCTAATAAAGCACCAACAACAATGCCTATTAGAAGTACTATAAACCAAGGTAAACTAGCCATAGTACTCAGCAATTTTATTAACTACATAACCTAAGTCATTAGGAATAAACTGCTTATCAAACATTCCAATAGGAGATTTGGCTGATGAATACATTTCATTCTCATTAGTCAAGAACTCTTTAACAGCTTTCTTGTCAGTAGCATCATATCTACTAATACCAATAAGAGTAACATCAACTTTACCCTCTACAGTTAAGTACTCATCTACCATCTTACCTGTAGATTTGTACTTCATATAGATTCTACCATCAGGACCTGGAACACTGTCACCATGAGCTAAGATGATTACATTTTTACCTGCAGCATCTAGTTTTTCTATGGCATCAAATATTCTACCCATCATAAAACCAATTTGCTTAGGAGCATCCCAACCCTTAGCCAAAGCATTAGCCATGTACCAATTCTGCATTACATAGTTGCTATCATCCCACACAATATTCTTGTGAGGAGTAGACACTAATGCTAAAAAGATTTCAGCTATTGCTTTTGCATCATCAGTAATAACTCTTCTGCCTGATTTTATGTCTCCAGGTGCACATATTGGATATGCAGCACCACTTCCTTTGAATGGAAGAGGCTTAGAAGTTACTGAGATAAGGAAAGTCTCTTCAGGCTTTAATCCTATGATACCTAATTCAGGTATCTGTCCTATACTGGTGGACTTACCAAAGCCACTAGGGGCAAGCACTAAAATTTTAGCCATTTTTGTTTTAAATTGTTAAAGGTTCAAATTTCTTCACATCACCATACATGTTGACTCTAAAGTGTTGAGGACAAACACAATGTCTAGATTCTACAAGATGGACAGTTCTCATAAAAGGGTATAAAAGTGACTTGTCAGGTCTCCTTATTGTCTTACCAAAATGCTTAGTCAAGTTAAACTTGTCATCATTAGGGTTAAACATAGTAAAGATGTAATTGCTATCCTCACTTAAATTCCCAGTTTCTTTGATGTCATCAGACTGTGGAAACAGTCTGTCATCATCAAATTGTCTTCTTCCAATATCACTAAGTGCCCTATTAAGGTGGATAATGTGCACAAAAGTGAAATTACAAGTGTTCCTAAATTCTACAGCATACTCTGAGAATTTATCTACAGTTTCTTTCATTTTGAAACCTCTCTCAGGAAGTAGCTTTCTCAAATGGTCAGTAATAATGATAACATACTTCTTAGGATTATGGGGTTTATACCCAATCATCCTTGTAAAGGTCTGTTCATTTTTTACTGTTTGTTTATAGATAAACTCACCATTCTCCTTAGCATACTCTAAGAGATAGTTTCTAACTCCAGTTGGGTTGTCCTTGATTTCCAAGAACTTAATTAACCCTTTAGAAACTTTTTCTCCTTTCTCATTGTACTCACCAAAGAGAGGTATTATTCTAGTCTTGTAAACAGTCTTGATCTTCTCAATAATGTCTTCAGGTACTCTAATAATTTCTTTGGGAGCATCAGGAATTTCAGTATCAAATTCTAATTCTCCCTTGAGAAAAGCAGAAGATAAATATACGAAATTATTTCCTTTGTAGAGCTTTCCAGAGGGTAAAAATATCTGATAAATTGCAAAATCTGTGTTCAGAAAATGAGCAACAAAATCAAACTCTTTACTTACTCGATCAATCTCATAAGAGTTGTAGATAAACTCCAAATCTATTAGCTGACTATTAAGGTTTTCATACTCTTGATTTAGAGTATCTCTAACACTAAGGTCAGTTGTAGCTTGTAGTTTAGTACTAAGTGCTTCCATAGAAGCTCTAGTTTTAGCATTATGGTTTAATACATAAAGGGCAGGTTCTATACAAAAACCTACATCTACTAAAGTTGACTTCCCTCCTTTTGGGGCAGCTCCAACAGTGTAAATTCTTCCTCTTTGGATTCCATTAATTGCCTGTGAGATAGTCTTCAAACCTTCCCCCATAGGAAGGCCTTTATTACTACCTTTTTGACCAGCTTTAAATGCAATTTCAAAATTCATTATTGCATTCTTGAAGTTATATCCTCAGTGTTGTTAGAAGAGGTATCAGAGATTGCTTCTCTGTACTTCTCTACCCAACCCAATAAGGATGAAGTTCTGTCTCTACCAACTCCTTTACTAATAAAGTAATGAGAGCTGATAAGGTATTCAGCACTACTTAAAGTTTTAAAATATAAACTAGTAGCTTCAATTACCTCCTCTTTTCTAACATCAGGATTGTCAGCAAAGAATGCTTTCATTCTTGTAATGACATCCTTATCCGGAGCTTTTCTTTTGTTGTTTATTCTCTTAAATTCAGCATTCCATTCTATAACCCAATGCCATTTATCATGGATTTCTTCCTCAACAAATAAAGGAATGTGCCATACAACTTCTCTTGTATTACTAATACCCAAGATGTTAGTCACATTCATTCTTTGTACTAGGAGTGGTGGTGTATAAGAAGGTCTACAATTAAAGAATATAGACAAAAGATAAGCTACACCATCAGCTACAGGAATATTAAACTGCTGTAGAACTGATGTAATTTGGGGATTTATCTTCATGTTTTTTCTTTTTTTAAAGATTGTACAAATTCAGTAATTTCTTTTACTTCTTCAAGTTTGAAACTCTGATTAAAGGTCTGCAAGATCATAACTCTATCCACAGTGCATATAGCACTGGGATTAGTTATATCTTTTACATCTTCCTTAGCAACTTGCTTGATTTTTCCTTTGCCAAGATACTTGTAGAAAGCTATTATACTCATAACACTTCAAAATAATGCCAAACATAAGGGCCTTGTTGAACAGAGCCTACATAAATATGTTCAGTTTTTGTTGAATCAAATTTTTGACCTGTTGCTATTTTTCTAATTACTCTTTGCTCTATCTCAACTTCTGAAGGATTTATCTGTATCCAAAAATAGATGATGTTGTTTTGAACTTGAGTAGTTAAGATTTTAGCTCCAATAGGTAATTGTAAAATAGTAGTATCTGAGCCTACCCTTTCTTCATATTTGTAAATTACATTTTTCATACAAATCTTTTTTTAAAGTTAGGAAATCTTATATAGTTGATCTTAGATTGATTCAAGTTTTCAACAGCATTCTCAAGCCATTTTTCATCTTGAGTGCCTTCAGAAACTATGATATACAAGTGAGCTTCATGCCCAGGTCTAAACCTGATAAGTCTACCAATTCTTTGAACCAAGTCTTTCTCTTTAGAGTTAAGCTGACCAATAACACCTGAATCAACTCCAGGAAAATTGTGGCCTTCATTGACTGCTTTCACACAAGATAATCTATTGATACTCTCATTTTTGAAAGCATCATAAGCTACACTACTAGACTTAGAGTGATAATAAGTGGGACAAACTTGTTCAGCTTGTTCTATATTACCACAAAAGATAATAGTTCTATCTTCTTTAGGAATTACTTTGTCAAGTAAAAACTTGATTACTTGAGTCTTAGAAGGAATCTTGTAGATAAACTGCATTCTACCTAAGATAGCAAACTTCATCTTAGCTTTACCTTGAGGAGTTGTGTCCCCAAAACATTGCTGAACTCTCTTATTCCAATAAGCATAACATGCTGCTTCAGTAGTCATAAAAGGTTTAATTTTAGTTCCACCTGGAATATTCTTAGTCACAGCATCTAAAGGCACTGTAATAACAGTAATCTTGTATGGTGCCACAAAGCCAAGTCTTACAGCTTGGTCCAAAGTAAGTTCATAGACAAGCTTAATGTCTAAGTCAGAAAGGATTTGTTTCTTAACTATATCAGTAGGAGGAGTGGCAGTAAGTAATACTGTTCTCTCTACATTGTTATTCAGAAAGAATTCTGAAGATAACTCTGTAATATTATGGCCTTCATCAAGAATAGCTAATGGGAAATCATAACCTTTGACTTTAGATGCAGAAGCATAACAAAGTCTTTCAGTGTGTTTCCACACATTACTAGCTTCCCATTTAGTAAATTCTTCTAGCCAATTCTCATCTCTCAACTTTTCAGTTGGTACAAGAAGAGCTGCATGATAGTCATTACTTGGATTAAAGTAGTATTTAGCTAGTTCTACTGCTACTCTAGACTTACCTGAACCTGTAGCCATAGCTATCATTCCACCATTGTTATTCACAACAGCTTGTATGGCTTCATTCTGGACCTTCTCTCTGACTTTATTTACAAAAGTTTCTACAGCTAAGGATTCCATTGTTTCATCCTCTGCAGCCTCTGTAATCTTCTTTCTTAGAGCTTCTATTTTGTCAATATAAGTTAAAATTGACTTTGGTTGGTTTTGAAAGAGTTCCTCCAACTCTCTGAAATACTTTCTCATGATAAATACGGTGTGTTATATCCTATTGCAAGGATAATTGATTTAAGTTCTTGGGTTACTCCTTTTTCTCTAAACTCTTTTGCAAGTCTTATGAATAGTGGGTGTTTCTCATCTCTGATAACAACAATAGGATAAGCTGCCATTTCAAGACAATCTTCCAATATTATTTCATCACTGATTTCTTCAAATACTGCAACAGGGATATGTAAAAAGAATTGGAAGAAATCTGTGTATCTTATCATATTACTCTATTTTTACCAGATTAATTTTCCAATAAACAGAAGGAGCAGAGTAGATTAGCATAAACTCTTTCTTGTTTTTATTCTTTCCTACTGTTAGAAATCTAACTTGTTTATTGTTTTTATCTGTACAGTAATAGACCATATAATCTTCTCCAAAAGGTTTTACTTTATATACTGTAAAACCTATAATTACATTGTTTTCAGCAATAGCAATTTCATGGTTATTCAGTACTACAACTCCTCTAGTTGGAATTATTTCCCATGAGTCAGCTAATCTTATCTGTTTCTTATCAAAACTGTAGACTTGGCTAAAACAATGGGTACTGAAGACTAATAATAATAATATTATTTTTTTCATAATTTAATGTGCTTCTGCATAGTTTTTACCAATATCAATACTAATTCCTAATGGTACATTAAGACACAGTGTTTGATTAGTGAGTTCTATGGCTTTGTTAAGTTTTTCTTTTATTGATTCTTGGTCTTCTTTTAAGAAACCAAATCCAATCTCATCATGATACTGCAAGCTTATCTTAATGCCTTGTTTTCTCACATTTCTAATGTGAGTATCAAAGCAGAAAACTCCTGTACCTTGATTGAGAGTACTGAATCTATCTTTTGGTTGTCTTAATGAATACCAAAATCCACTGACAGGGTTGTATAGCCACATTTGCCCTCTAACCTCTTTGTAAACAGTGTCATTGACAACTTGTTTTACAGACTTATTTCTTTCCCAGTAAATCTTATGTAGCAATGAAGCATCTTCTAATGACATACCTGTAGTTAAGGCAATCTTAGGTGGGCCTGCTCCATAAATACCTGAAAAGTTTACCACTTTAGCCTTGCTTCTAACTTTCTTGTAAGATGTACCTTGTTCTCCTTTTGTGGCTTCAAAAAGCTTATGCTCATTGACCTGTTCAGGTGTAAGCATACCTGATAGTACAGCAATATCAAGATGAGGGTCAAACCCTGGCACTCTCATTTGTGTTACATAATCAGGATCATAAAAATACATGTAGTGTTGTTTAGTAGTATCTTCCAATGAAGACATATCACTACCACAAAAGAGATGGTTATCATCAGGTGCTATGATAGCTCCTCTGATTTCTTTACCATAAGGTTTATCTACACCAGGTAGATTAGCAACAGGCTTTTTATGTTTAAATCTAAGAGTATTGGTAAACCCAGCTATCTGAGCTTGCATTTTACCTTGCTCATTAGAGCATTCTAGAAATCCATTTAGAACACCAACTCTATGTTGAAGCATAAATAATCCCTTTAGATTTTCAAGAACAGGGTGTGTTTCAGCTAGCACTATAATGTTAGGGCATAGCTTCTTATCCTTATCTTGTATCTGAGGTATTGCTCTAGTACTATCCCTTTCTTTTACATAGTTGAATACTGTAGGTCTCCAGCCTAAGCTGAATAACCAAGACTTTAACTGTGTAGTTGAGGTAGGATTGGGTTCTTCTGTGGATTTAAGTATAGAAATTTCTCCTTCAAAGTCTGCTTCTAAATCATTATCAGCTAGAAGTTCTAACCAAGCTATGCCGGCCTTGGTCAATTCCTCTTTAACTGTGTACATTTTAGAAGGTTTCTTCTTAGAGGTATATTTCTCTACTTTGGGCATTGCAACTGCAAGATTAGCTTTCCTTTCATCTACAAGAGTATGAAGACTAGCCAATGTTTCTTTACAATATGCCCTGTCAATACTTAGTGGATTTGCTTCTTGTTCTGCAGCACAATCTAATTTCCAAGTTAGATAGGCCATAAGTCTATGATAATCCTCACTCTGATATATTTCTTTCAAATAATTGATGAAATTACCAAGAATGATACTATTAATCACAACATCTGTTCTACATCTATTGATGTAATCTTCAGTGTCTAGGTTTTCCCAATCTGTGATTACTGGTTTAGATACTCCAACTCTCTCTCCCCATACTTCTAAGCCATGTTCTGCTTCATTTGGGTATAAATACCAAGACAAAGCTAAAGTGTCTATTACTTGGCCTGTATGTTTGTAACCTGTAAGCTTTTCAATAGCAGGGAAATCATATCTCTTGACATTATGACCTACAAGTAAAGCTTGACCACTTAAGAAATTAGCCAATTCCCAAGGATTTGTAATAACAGTTTCCCCTAGTAATTGGTTGTCTTCATAAGTGTGAGCTACAAGGCAGTGAAGTCTAGTAAGTTGTTGAAGTAAACCATCAGTTTCTATATCAAATATGGTGTATCTCATTTCTTTTTCCATTTAAAGATTAGCAATGTAGCTAATATGAGAATAATAAGAGGTTCTAAAATTACAAAGAGATAAATATTCAATTCTTCATAAGTACAACCTAATTTATCAGCATAGAATTGAATGCAGTCACAACACCAATTAAAGAAACCATTCATAGAATGTTGACTTATTAAATCAGAGTATAACTCTGATGAAGAATTAAAATGTTTCATAATTAAAAATTAAATAGATTTCTTTCTTCCATTTCTTTTAAGGCTTTCTCTGCCATAGGCTTAATTAAATAAGCACCTAGCACTTCTAAAGCTCTTTCTCTTCTCTCATCTACAGTGAGTATGTATTCATTAACTAAAGCTCTTTCTACTCTCTCTTGCATAACAAATAATTTGTTAGTGGCATCTTTAGCAGATTGACCATCAACAGCATCCTGAACTTGAAAAACTTTTACAATAAATTCTTCAAATTTAGTTTTGCCATTTTTTAAGAAAGATTTGATAGAGCCATAAAGATACCCTTGTGTTTCTAAGAACTCAATTTTCTCAATAATAAGCTGTAATAGCACTACAAATTGAAGGTTGTGATCTTGCTCTTTCTTTTTAAGTTCTTCTTTAGTTAACATAGTCTATTTGATTGATAAACAGGTTATTGTAAGTTCTCCCATGTTTCTCAGAACCAATGAAAACAAAACCAATATTGATTTCATCTCCTTTTCTAATTCCTATCTTTTCAATTCTAGCTATTACAGCATCTCTAACTTCAAAGAAAGCTTTTTGTTCATCTTCAGTAGTTACTGTGACAATAGCTCTTTTTTTAGTTGGTTTACCTTCTACTATAATAAGCTCAGGTTTTGACATTCCTTCAAAATACCCTACAAAAGGGGTTAAATTCTTCTTTGCACTCATGGCTAAATAAATAAGGGTTAATAAAAAATTAAGGGTTACAAATATAGGCATACCCTAAGCAAATAAAAAAAGAGAGTGAGGAAAAATCCGCACTCTCTCAACTTTTAATTACATGGCATCTTGGCCTGCAGGAATACTTCCAGCAACACCTACCATTTCTACTTTAATAGCAGCAGAAGCATAATAATCAGCATGATCTGAAGTTCTTAAATCAGAATCTTCAGTAGCAGTATTCTTAAAGAATGTTGCTTTGTACTGAACTTTCCCATTAGGGTCTAAAATCAAGCTACCTGCTTGTGGATGACCTACTGGGTATCTTACTACTTGTTTGTCTGCAATAGCATCCATTGTAGTCAAACCTGCAGTAATTGCATAGTTTTGACTATCAGTAGTGATTGGTCTGTTTGCTAATACCTTACAGATAGTAGCAGTTGGAACCAAGGCTAACTTAGCAGCAACAGTTTCTGAGGTAGAACCTACAGGAACATCAACCCAAGCTACTCTTTTCTCTTCAGAAGTAAATTCTTGTTCTGAAAATCCAAATTCAGCATTACTGAAAGGGTTGTCTTGCATGTTGTTGCTTACAGACTTTGATGGGTAATAACTCTTAGTAGTTACAGTCTGTTTGATTTCTGCTGTAAGAGTTCCCTCTTTTTGATAAGCAGTTGCATGTACTCTAGAAATTTCTAAAGAACCTTTGCTCATTTCTTTTCTTACTCTGTTTTCTGTGTTTGAAACTTGTGTATTCATAATGTGTTTTATTGTTCTACATACTTTATAGGAAGGCAATAACCTATTCCATACATAGAGATTTGATTTAATTTTTAGTTTTGCCTTTTTAGTTAAAAAACTATTCAACTTGTACCTCAGATTCCCCGCAGGGCTTTGAACCTCTGAATAGCCCAAACTACAAATACTACAATCTATCCGCACTAGATCATACTATGTTCAGAGGTATAAATACCACACATAGTTTTGATACAATAGATATAAGAAACCATGTTGATTAGGTTTGTAGTGGAGATGGTGGGAGTTGAACCCACGTTACCTGGACATCTCAAAATAAAGATTTATTACAGCTTTTGTGAATTCTTTTTCTGATTTTAATTTAGGGAGTAGTCAAAAACAACCCTGAATACTTTTGTTTTAATTCTTTAAGTTAGAATAGGGCCAACTGTAAACAGCAAGCCTCCACCATTCAGTTTTATCCCAAACTGACAAAAGGGAGTATTAACTTCAACCTAAGTTATGGTCCTAATCTTTGGCTTAGGCAGCCACAGCTAACTCTACCTCTTCTGAAGTAGAAATCAAGTTGTGAACAACTTGCATATTAGCTTGTATTTGAGCATTCTCTGAAATGTTGCCATTTATTGAAATTTCACCTTAGTTTACAGTTATCTCTCTGGCTGAATCTTTAAATCTACTATGGCAGGTCAAAACCCGGCATCCCCTTATATGCTTGTCTTTCCAAGCTGTCAACTTTCTTATAAACCCTTAATGTGCACACCACAAGAAACTGGGAAAGTGTTGTTTCTACATTACAAAGCTTCTCTGCTAGCTTGACTTACAGTCTGCAGCGGTCCACTTATATCAAAAAGTCTTAATCTTGTTTATACTCTACTCAGGACATCAGTTTAGAAGGCTGAGCCAATTCAGAGACCAGGAATAGTTACTAACCGGATAAAATTTATAACTAATGGATAGCTTCCTGAAGCTTCTCTATCCTGATTAAGACTTAAAAGGTAAAACAATTCATATCCGGCTTTATAGCTAAGAATGGTAGAACTTAGCATCACATAGTCGGTTTTATTGGCTATTGGCTTCAATGAATTGTCTGTGGGAATAATGAACAGGGTCCTATCAAGCTAGTGTTGGCTAACAAGAAGAAAAGTTAAAAGCTTACCCTACTAAACTCTAGGTTTTTTTTCATAGGCTACCAACACTCTATAGATACTTTAAGAAGACTTTTCTTGTAAGGCTTATTCATTATATATTATTGTTGGATAATAAGAGAAGGAAAAGGATGCTCAATAAGAGTCTAACTCCTTTCCTAATCTCATTGTCAAATTTAATCCAACCTAAATTTAATTTATAGCCATTCTAGATTTAAGAGTATTGGTGTTCTCTTGTAATATGGCATATTCTTTTTCTATCTTTCTCATGTCTTGTTCTCTCATTCTAGAAAGACTTTGACCTATAGAAAGAATGATCTGATTTTGTTGTTCAGTAGTAAAATCTCTTCTTAAAAGATATACTACTTTATCTACATAGTCTTCCTGTATTTCAGGTTCAGGAGACATAACTGCAGATATTCTTGATCTTAATGATTGTAAAAACTTCTTCATGATAAATTCTTTTGATTAGGGATTAGTGATTAAAAAATTAAGGGTATTTCTACCCTTAATATTCTTTCTTTTTAAAACCTACAGCTTCTATGCTTAAAACTCTAGGATTAATACCAGCTACATATTTTACAGCCATAACTAATCTCTTAGCAAGGATGTTTCTATGAGGGTTTGATGAAGCCTCTAATGTAGCCATTTTAAAGTGTGTTCTTTTCTGTGCCATTGTAGTAATTGGATTAAAAATAGACATATAACTTACTTGTCAAAATTAGTGAGGGTTTTCCT